CTGACGGCTGATTCGGCACTTGGCACTGGTGTGAGGTGGGCGACGCCTGCAAGTGGCACTGTTCTGTCAGTAAGTGTGAACGCTCCTCTCACTGTTGTTAGTGGTTCTACTACGCCAGTTATTTCCATTCCTGACGCTACGACAAGCGTGCGTGGTACTGTCATTCTTACTGATAGCACGTCCACTACAAGTTCTACGCTTGCCGCTACTGCCACTGCAGTGAAGAGTGCGTTTGACTTGGCCAATGCTGCATTACCCAAGGCTGGTGGCACTATCACTGGTGAAGTGGTCATTGGCAGTGCTGGCACGCTGTTGTTTGAAGGCTCCACTGACAACACGTTTGAAATTCAACTTGCTGCTGCTGATGCCACTTCTGACAAAGTGGTTACGCTTCCAGACACAACTGGCACCATCATCACCACTGGCGACACTGGCACTGTTACCAATACGATGCTTGCTGGCAGCATTGCTGACACTAAACTTTCGACTATTTCCACCGCAGGAAAAGTTAGCAACAGTGCTACCACTGCCACTAGCGCTAACACTGCCAACGCTATTGTTGCCCGCGATAGTAGTGGCAACTTCTCCGCTGGCACCATTGATGCCATTGTTGACGAAGGAACGTTCTAATCACTAGAAAAGAAAGCCTTTTAGAATTGCAAAAGACTAATTAGTCTTCTGTAATTCCGAAAGGCTTTAATCATGGCTGGTGTTCTTCAGCATCTGCGTTCATCGACGCTTAACAAGCGTCCTAATCCTGCTTCCATGGTTGATGGGCAAGTTGCCATTAACTATGCAAGTGGCAGTCCTGGCGCTTTCTTCAAGGATACGAATGGTAATTTAGTAAAAGTAGGGCCTGTGCATGTAGGGGCAACGGCTCCGAATGTCAGCCCTGCAAGCGGCGGTACTGCTGGTAATAGCCTTGGCGAGCAATGGCTTGATACTAGTGGCGGCACTTATGTCTTTAAGATTTGGGACGGCGGTGCATGGCGTAGTGAAGCTGGCGAGTTCGTAAACACAACTGGCGACACGATGACTGGCGCTTTGGGTATCATTGCGGGCAGCGCTTCCACGCCAGGACTATTTTTTAGCGGGGACGCAAATACTGGACTGTACTCCCCCGGCGCAGACCAAGTAGCCATCAGCACTGGTGGGGCTGGGAGGTTGTTTATTGATGCAAGTGGGAAAATAACCACAAACGGTGCAGCCGCAACCGGAACTAATACTATTGTTGAGTTTTCTGGGACTTCAGCCAATAGCACGTCTCCAGAAATCAAAGTTTCAACGACATCCGCATTCAACGCAAACTTCCGTGGTATTCGATTTGGCATTGCCGGCGACAACATTGATTACAGCGGGATGGGATTTCAGCCAAGCTCTGGCGAACTGAGAACTGAATCAGGTTTTGCTACTTGGGGCGGCTTTCAAACGTTCTATACCAATGGCAGCGAACGCCTGCGCATCACCTCGGCAGGGCTCGTAGGCATAGGGACTAGTAGCGTTAGCAATAAGCTTGTAGTTAATGTTGGAACTGAAGCTACCGATGGCATTTACTTGTATGGCACAGGCGGATCCACGCCCACTATTTATTTTGGGCACGATGGATCACATGGAACAGATGCGACCATTAGCTCTAATCCAAGTACTGGACACTTTCAGATCGTACCCAGAAGCGGCTATGACACGGTATTTCCCTCAGGCCGTGTAGGGATTGGCACTACTGACGCTAGGGGCGTATTGCGACTTGCCGGCTCATCTGCAAATGCTTTTCCAAACAACGGCGGCCTGTTGTGGCTTACCGATACGAACGCTGCAACGGACTACAAAAACTGGAGTGTAAGTTCTATCAATGGGGACTTTGGAGTAGCAAGAGGAAGTGACGCCTTTAATACGGCTCAAAACGCATACAAGATAACTGGGGCGGCCACGCAAGGATACGTAGGCGAACACATCTGGTACACAAATAATTCAAGCGAAAAGGTTCGCATTGATAACTCCGGCAGGCTCTTAGTTGGTACGTCCAGTACGTCTAGCAATACAACACTCCTCCTCCAGGGATACAGCGGCACGTCTGGCCCTGGTGTGTTGCGTTGTTGCACAACCACAAGTGGACCAACTTCAACAGAAGACCTCGGCTATATCATGTTTGGCGATGCCATGCATGTAAGTGCTGCGTGGATACAGGCACAAAGGGATGGAGGGACTTGGACTGCTGGATCTAGTCATCCAGGCCGCCTAGTGTTCTCCACTACTGCGGATGGGGCGAGTTCTCCGACGGAGCGGATGAGGATTGACTCTGCCGGTCAAGTTGGCATTGGCGTTTCGCCAAGTTTAGGTGTTAGAACCGCCATAAAAGCATCGAGCGGTGGCGGACAAGCATTAACGCTTCTACCCGGTGGAGCAGGAGACGTTTCTGTTTCACAGCTAAACATAACCAAGTTTGACAACAATACAACTTCTTCTCAGTATTTTGTACAGTTTAATATCAATGATGGAGCTGCAGCGTCTGGGCGCATTGTTGCAAACGGCGCAAATCAAGCTGCATTTGCTTCTACTTCCGATGTTCGACTAAAAGAAAACATTCAAAATCTGCCAAGCCAGCTAGAGAAACTCTGTTCTTTGCGCCCAGTTGAGTTTGATTACGTTGAAAGCGAGGGGGGCGGTCATCAAATCGGATTCATTGCGCAAGAGCTTCAAAAAATCTATCCGGATGCTGTTTCCGCTGGTACCGATGAAAACCAGTACTTATCCGTTACTGGCTGGAGTAAAACGGAAGCACGCTTAGTCAAGGCACTGCAGGAAGCTGTTGCCAAAATCGAAAGTCTTGAGGCTCGTCTAACTGCGGCAGGCATCTAAGTAGTTAAGATTGTGGGGTGGCGAGTTTGCGGCTCCCACCCCTGGCCAACGTTCCTAACAACGATGACGAATCAATCCTACCCTCGCAACAACGACTTGTCGTGCGAGGAAGCCAACATCCTGTTTGAATACAGGGATGGAGAACTTTTCTGGAAGCAGCGCGGAAGGAGTCGTCAGATTGGGCGACCGGCTGGTGCCATCAACCGCGATGGCTACCGCCGGATCAAATACATGTACAAGCTGTACGCTGTCCATCGCATAGTTTGGACAATGCACGGCAATGTCCCCGTGGATTTTATTGACCACATCAACGGCGACGTGCTCGACAACCGCATCGAAAACTTGCGGGCTGCAACTCATTCACAGAATTGCATGAACCGCCGCGTGCGTTTTGATAGCAAGTCAGGCGTCAAAGGCGTAACTTGGAAGAAGAACAAGTGGCACGCATGTATCACGCTTGATTACAAGGTCTATTCAGGCGGTTATTTTGATAACAAGGAAGACGCCATCGCTGCCGTTGATAAGCTGCGCAAGGAATTGCACGGCGAGTTTGCACGAAGCTAAGCGTCGTCACCCCCTTCTCCTCTGGGTCTGGGAAAGCATTAAATTGCCCCCAGACCTAAACCTGAGGGTGCAGCAGCATCGTGACGCCACTGGGTGAAATTTTATTATAGGCGACAAGTCACTTGCTCTAGTAACCATGAATTTAATTGCAACCTTTAAGGTGCCAGTGTCGTTTTGTCTTGACTCTGAGCAGATCAAAGAAGCACAAGCAGCACTCAACACCTACCACCTTGGTGATGCCGAGTGCAATCGTTTGAACCCGGAAACCATGCAGTACGAACCAAAGTATCCCGAAAAAGAAACTGAAGAGTTCAAGAAAAGCATGGGCGACATTAAGACGACTCGCACTGTTTTTCTTACAGTGGGGCTGGATCACAAGGGCGGCTTGTCAATTCTTTAGCCAGAGCCAGAAGGCTTTGACTCTTCTCTGCTTGGCGGTTTCCCGAAGAAGCCGCTTTCTTTTCCATTGTTAAACTAGCAAAGACCATTCTTTTTAATCATGGCAATCACTTACCAATGGGGCGTCGCTAATCTTGAGCGCCAACTTGCTGATGGAATCGTCTACACGGTTCACTATACAATTTCTGCCGATGATGGCACTTATGCCAGCTCGGCCTATGGCAGTCTTGGTCTTGAAGCCCCCGACGAAGACGATGCCATCCCCTATGCTCAGCTCACGCCCGAAATTGTCACTGGCTGGGTGAAAGACAAGTTTGGCGATGAGAAAGTGGCAGAAATTGAAGCTGCCCTCGCCGCACAAATCGAACAACAGCGCACTCCCACCACTGGCACTGGAGTGCCCTGGAGCTGATGGCATCAAACAAAACCATTAACGGGCAAAAGCTTCATCAGCCAAACAAAAGCAAGCGCACGCGCCAAGGCAATGGAGCGAATAGCAAAGCTTCTCACGGGCGAAAGCTTCTAAGAGGACAAGGCAAATAATCAAGAGGCCGAAAGGCCTCTTTTCTTTTGCTAGTACAATGAAGGAAAGCATTCTTTTCTATGGGACAAATAATTGCTGGGGGCGAACAGTTTGAAACTCACATTCAAGCTGATTATCGCGGGCAGATTTTAAAGACCGGTCCTGACAGTGGCGCAGTGGATGCTTTTGGACGTGCTCGCACTAGCGCTCCCTATACGCTTTTTGATAGCACAATGCGTTACAGCAAGCGTGCTGACCAATGGTTTGATCGCATTTCCAATGGAGGCGTGGTCACGTATTTAACAAACGAAAGCAGCACCGCTTTGACGACCACCACTGCGTCTGGAGATACGGTGCTGCGCAGAACTAAGCAATACTTCCCGTACCAACCAGGAAAGAGCATGATGATCATGCAAAGCTTTGCTGGCACCACGCCCGTCTCTGGTCTCATTCAAGAAGTGGGCTTCTTTGATGATCAGAATGGAGTGATGATTAGGGCAAGTGGCACTACGTTGCAAATGGTCATCAGAAGCTTCACATCTGGCGCAGTTGTTGAAAACGTGGTTGATCAATCAGCGTGGAACATTAACACTCTTGATTCGCTCGACTTCTCTAAGGCTCAGATTTTCACCGCCGATCTTGAATGGCTTGGCGTAGGGCGAGTGAGGGCTGGTTTTGTAATCAACGGCGAGATCATTTATTGCCATGAATTCAATCATTACAACACATTAACTAGCGCATATATGACAACGGCTATTTTGCCATTGTCCTATCGCATTCACAATGCTTCTGCTCAAGCTTCAGGACGCACTATGAAGCAAATTTGTAGCAGCATTCTTAGCGAGGGGGGATACGAGCCAGATGGTGCCGTGTATTCAGTGAATCACGATTTAAACACTGTTCCAAACACATCTGGAGAGCGCATCACTGCTGGTATCCGCATGGCAAGTGGCCGCACTGGTAATGTCATTCTGCCTGTGAGGATTTCGACTGCCACTGCTTCTAGTGATGTGGTGTTGTGGCGTTTGCGTTTAAATCCAACGCTTAGTGGAGTGGTGTGGAGTGCTGCTGACAATCAAAGGGGCAATGTGGAAGTGACAACTAGTGGCACTGCTACCGGCGGCACAGTGGTCGATGCAGGCTTTGTAAGCCAAGGCAGTGCGAATAATTACGACATTGCCGTGGCCATTCGTCTTGCCTTAGGACAAAATGCCTCTGGCGAAAGCGACACTCTCATCTTGACCGTCGACAGTGCAGTCAGCGCTAAAGCACTTGGCATGATCGGCTGGGTGGAAATCACTTAAGCTATGGGGGCAATATGCCCCTTCCCATGGCCTTCCCTTTTATTGCAGAGGGCGAATGGTACAAGCAGCAGACCGAGGGTCTCTCCGACATTCTTGCAGAGCTGCTAACGGACGATGATCCGGCTATAGCCTGCAAGGCTCTTAGTGAAACCATTGCTTCGTGGGAGGACTACCACGAGAAGGAGCTTGCTAAATGGAAGCGCCTCAGGACTCTCCTTGGTCTGGCAAGCGATAGGTGATTCGCAGTTCCCCTCCTAGTGCCTTCACAGCCTCGCTGGCATCTGCTGGTGGGGCTGTTTCAATGAGCACTGACGGGACAATGGCATTAGGAAGAGGCGTGACGATGGCATCAGGGAAAAGCTTGTGGGCTTGTTCGGCCAGAGCGTTTGCTTTTGTTTCCTTTTCCTCTTGCTCCCATTGCCTGACCAACGTCTTTGCTTGCTGGTCTACTTTCTGCATCACCTCCTTGGTTTTCCACTCTGCCCAGTCAGGCCTGCAATGAGCCATGAGCATTTTGAACCATGGTTTAAAAGCAAGGGAAGGCCGTTTCACAACGGCCCACAAGCCTAGTTCGTAGCAGAGTGCATTAAACCAAGACTGCCAGTTCATTTGCTATTTGCGAATGGCGAATTTTTGAGATAAGATGAAAAGGCAGCGGAACTGCAATTCCCTGCCCACGGACACCTAAGGAGACTAGGCATCATGTCAATCATAGAAGAATGGCGGCCCATCGCTGGATACGAGGGAGTTTACGAGGTGAGCGATCAAGGGCGCGTCAGGAGTCTTGACCGAGCCTTGCGGGACAAAAATGGATTGCTCAAGAGGTTTAAAGGTAAAATTTTGTCCATTTCTATTAGAAAGAACAAATATGGGCAATATGCAATAGTGGGATTGCCACTTCTTGATGGCAGCAAAAACCGCACGAGGTACGTGGCACATTTAGTGTTGGAGTCTTTTGATTGTGCGCGTCCTGCGGGAATGGAATGCTGCCATTGTGATGGCGATTCATTGAACAACAAAATTGACAACCTGCGCTGGGGTACGCCGAAGGAAAATACGAATGATAAATACAGACATGGAACTATCTTGTGGGGATCAAAAAATCACCAAGCTAGGCTTACTGAAACGCAAGTGCTAGAAATAAGGGAAAAATATATTCGCTACTCAAAAACCAAGTCAAATAGCAGGCAGCTTGCGGAAGAGTATGGAGTCGATATACAAGCAATTGGAAAGATCATTCGGCGAGAACGCTGGAATCATATTTAGCCGTCTTGAAAAACGCTTACATACACAGTTCCCTTTTCGGCAAGAGGTAAAATCTTATCTCGCAAATCAATATTTTTGCACCTACAACACCCCATAGTTGGCATAAGCGCTTGATTTGGTGCCCAAGCTCCAGGCCATCCAAGGGCGCTGGACCCACCATGGATCATAATTCCGGCTCTACCATTGCCAGCTTCTTGATTCTCTAGTTCAATCATGTCAAAACTGTACCAGCCATAAGCCATGAGCGTGCGATCATAAGCAGGCTTATCTCCTACTTTCTCATAGTCCTTGTAAATGGCGCCAATTTTATAAAGACCAGGAGGAGTGTCAGAATTTGTGATCCTCCATTCAAAATCACTGTATTGTCCGCGAGCAAGACAAGGGATTTCCCACAGCAGCTTGCCTTCAAAAGAGAAAGCTTTCATGGTTTCCACAGCATCATTCACAATCAAATGCGAATCGCCTTTCTTGAAGCCAAAATCTTGCGGACGTTTCTTGGGGCCGATCATAGTAACAACAGTGCTCTCGGGAGCATATTCTTTCATGAGATTAGACAGTTTTGCTGGATACGCTGGATCAGTGGCATAGCTTTGCTCCTTGAGCATGCGAGCAGCAGCGTAACGATTAGGGGCATGATTAATGCCCTTGAATTGACGATAGTCTTTATACCAGCGCGTGACTAAGTATTCAATGCAAGCAGCAAGGCTAGGAAAATCAATAAAACCAGCTTTGATAGTCACCCACTGACCATCGTAAAATTCCTGAGTGGTGGTAGTGGTGCCTTCGCCTTTGGCACCGATGTAGTTATGTTTGCCAGACGTGTGCTTCCCGAAACCACTTTCCAAGCAGCATTGTGCTGCTACCAGCTCTGGATAGCGAGCACCATATTTACGGGCCGTCTGGAAGCATTCGTCCCAGAAAGCCCGATTAGAAGGCCACATGGCTCAGTCCTTAACGCGAAAAATTGCCTTGAGGCCAGTCAGCAGAAGCTGGATGATATTGTTTTCCTTGTAGGGAGTGCGTTCGATGATTTGGTCGGCGGCAGCAACAAGAATGCCACCAATTACGAACCATTCAATGCCGCTCATGATGAGAGATGCAATGGGGATATAAATAGCCTAGCGTTCAATCTCTAGATTACGGACTCTATTTTCCATCTCGCTCATCTTGTCTGTGAGAGTGGAGAGCTTTTCAGTGACGGTTTCAATTTGCACTGCCACTCTTGCTTGTTGAGTGCCCACCGCAATGAGCATAGCTCCAGTTGATAGAAGCATGCCAGCCGTAACCGTGGCTACGAAATTTGCAAGGCCGTCCTTGAAACTGTCCATAGCCAACGATCAATACCTTCATTCTATAGAAGAACGCGAGCTGTTAATTAACGTTAAACTATGGACAAGACAACTAAATAGTGCCATGCCAAGAGCGAATGGTCCTGATGAGCTGCTTTATTCTCTCATTGAACTTCGCCCTGGTGACGCAAAACGCAGGTTCCGCAAGAGCATTTTTGAGGACTATTTCTTGAGAGGACCATTCGGGCAATGCGCTTGTGCATATTGCGGAGAATGGAAAGAAAAGCTTACGATTGATCACATTGTTCCAAAGAGCAAAGGCGGTCCGCATTTCTCGCGTTGGAACATGATTCCAGCATGTAAGAGCTGCAATTTGCGGAAAGGAGACTTGCCACTGTTGGAATGGTGGCGCGTGCAGCCTTTCTGGACTGAAAAGCGCGAGGAGATTTTGATGGCATGGGTGTATTGCAATAGCTTTATCAGCGCTCACACTGACCAGAAGGAATTAGAAGCATGGTGCGAGAAGAAAGGGCTCATCCTGCCGCTGCATCAAACAATTGAGCATGAAAAAGCCCCCTTATGGGGGCTTTGTTGCAATGCTGCTTAGTCTTCTACTGGGGCGAAGGTGACTTGCCTGCCGGGAAGATCGTAGCGAATGCCTGGCATGGGACAAAACCCTCCTTCGCATTGTTGAGAAGCGTTCTCAAGAGCTTCAACAGCTTCTTGTTGTGGCTCGTTCTCCATGGTGAAGATGAGAAGATCGAGATACCAGCTTGCTTTCTTCAAATCTTCCAAGCCGTTCTTGTCTTCATAGCGCCAAACATATTTAATGATATTTCCCTTTAGGAAACCCCTAAAGTCGTCTTTGTCCATTGAGGCTTCGATGGCCTCAATACATTCAATGCCACCGTTCTTGGCATAATGACGGGGATTTTTCACTGGGTCGTGCATAGTTAGAACGAAGATTGGTGAAGATCGAAAGCCTCGAAGGCTTCTTTAAATAATGGACGGGCGAGCGTGCTCAAAGATTGAGCATAGGCCTGAATTTCGCCTTGGCTATCGGCCTTGTCTCGCAATGAAATGAAATGCAACAAAGCTTGCAAGCTACAGGTCCAGGTGAAGGACGTGTAGGTGGACATCGGCAGGATACCCCGTGCCTGCTCTTTGCTCACTCCTAACGTCAGCAGCGCCTTGTAAGCCTGCTTGGTTTGCTCTAGAGCCTTGGCGTATTCGATCATCGCCACTTGGTTCATGCTGGGCTCTAGAGGCCCACTAGAGGCCTGCTTGTTGCTGGGGCTTTGCTGGCGGAATTCACGAGGCATGTAATAGGCTTCGTCGTCAGCTTCGCAGTAGCGAAAGCTTTTCTCGTTCCAGCCAAGCGTGTCGTTGGCGAACGTGCCACCAATCACATGCTTCCACCATTGCCGGCAAACATACAGCGGAGCTTTCACTTGCCATTTTGTGACCACGCCACGAAATGGACTAGTGTGCTGATGCTTGACAAGATAATTAAGAAGCTTCTGGTCCTTTTCGGACCATTCGCTGCTCGTTTGGTCAAAGCTCTGACGAGCATCGCAAACAATATCAAGCGAGCTGCCCATCCAATCAATGAGACGCACGAAGCTGATGCCATCCATCAGCGGATCCATCTGATTCATTATCAAGTTTTGTCAGTAGCGATGAGAATGCGAAAAGTGATGGCAATTAGGAACCACTGCCAAAAGCCAAGCGTAAAACTTGGAGCCAGTAGACCCACGCAAGTGCTTAGCAGCCATGCTCGCAAGCACATGACAGTGAAAATGGCAAGAATTTCTCCTGCAAGTTTGGAGAAATCTTTAAGCAAGTCGTCAGTTGTTTTGGTAAGCACTGGTGATCAGCGAGAGGGGCCGAAGTCGTTGCAAACTGATTGTAGGAGCAATGTCCGTAGCCGAATGCCAGCGTACTCGTGCCTTCTTGGCTCGTCCGCTTGCATCAAAGCTTTCAATGGTGCCAACAATGGAAGAGGGCATCCACCCTGCTGCTGTACGTTGTACGTACACCACGTCCTGTCCTGGAAGCCATTCATGGTTGCGAGGCGTGCGAGGGAGCTTGTAAGGACGGTAGCCCGTTCCGCATTGTACGGCATTCTTCCCATCGTCCACCCGATAAACAAACCGTTTGCCAAACTGCTGCATGGCTAGGCTAAACGAAACAATGCAAGGACAATGAGCACTTTCTCTATCCCAGTGGGCCTAAAATACAATGGTCAAGATTGTATTGGCATTATGGGGCCTTTTGAGCGGAGCATGGAACGAGACTTTGCTCTCGTTGCTAATAAAAAGGCACTGAGCGAATGCAATGACGTTGACAAGCTGCGAGAAGTGGCTTGCACGATGATGGAGGGCTGGAGCAATATGCAAGAGGCCGTCACGTCGCTGGTGAAAGAGAATCTTGAACTGCGTCAAGCTATGCAGCTTCAAGAGCGTGATTTGAAAGCCGCTGATGAGCTGCTTGGTGAAGCTGCTGAAGCCGTTACGCAGTTCGCAATGAAGCAGCAATCCGCTCAAGCCAAAAAATTTCCTTGGCCGTTTGGGTGGTAAGAAGGAACACTTTCCAGCCTCCCATTGTTGCCAAGTTGAATTTTCTGCAGTCCCTTTCGTAGCCGCTAGCTCGAACGTGCCTGCCGCCGTTAAAGGTTCCCCCTTGGATTTCGACAATTGACCGCGAGGGAATGTGAGCAAAGTCTGCTCGATAACGCTTTGATCGCTTGCTTTTAGCGTAGCGTTCTTGAAAGTCCGTTTCCCAAGTGGGAATGTCGCTGTATTCCCGAACCAGCGGAAGGTCGGGATAGCGAACCTGCCAGAGGCCAAGGAATTGGTCTTCTAACAGGCTCATTGAATGCGCTCCTCACGCCCTTGCCGGACCGAAGCCTGCCGCTCCGAGCCCCGCCTTGGCTAACCGTGCCTTGGCAGAAACCAAATACTAGCACGCTTGGCCCAACTTCCAGTCCATGTCAACGCCTTTTCCTAAATTACACCAGTCACATAGCGTTTGAAGGTTGTCCTCGTTATTGCTTCCACCTTTAGAGATTGGTATGCGGTGATCAATGTGCAAAACGCAACTTGGATCATTTTGTGGACTTCGCCCGCAATCGACGCACCTATATTTATCGCGCTCAAGGATGATCCTTCTAGTTTTTAAGGATAAAGTTTTTCTCCTATTGCCCTTAGCCAAGCCGCGGCTGGCCTTTTTGTCACTGCCTGATTCGCATATTGGCTGTTGTTCTTTGAATTCTTGCAGTCGTTGTCGAATTCTTCCGCGTTGAGCATTGTTGTATTCATGCAGGCCAAACACTATACGATCTATAGCCGGAAAATATAGCGATTTTCTTGATTGCTCTAAGCTCTCCAGTGTACGCGAAAGCAATGCCATGTAGGATTCTGCCATGTCTTGTTTTAGCGAAATACAGGTGTAGAATTCATCTCCATCTGATATAGATTTTCTGTTGTTCAGGAAGATTTCTTTGCTCAAGCACGCGCGTAAAACATTCTTGTGCCAATCTTCCCCCAAGAACAAAAAGCAAGTTTCAATGCAGCCCCAAAAGTCGTGATCGTTTTTATTCGGTATCGCGCATAGCTCGCAGTATGCCATTGGACTGTCTTTTTTCTTTATCGCCATTCCCGGCTCCATGAGATACTGGTGATAGAGCCCGTCGTAAGTTGGTCTTCCTTTTTTTACTATCAAGAAAGGATAGACGACCTCCTTGTTATTGGCAAGGTTGGTAAATTCTCCAAGAATAAACAGAGAGTCGGACTGAAAAGGAAAAGAAAGCGGCGACATAATCTCGCGAAGTGAAGGAAAGGCCCTATTAAGGGCCTTTGCGCTTAGACCCTAGGAGTGGCTGGGACAAGTCCTTGATTCTGATATTTTCCGTTGCCATAGTCTTGAGCTGAGTCTGAATTGAGACGCAGGAACATGACTTGGACAATGCCTTCGAGGGCGTACACGCGCACGGGGAAAGCCAGAGGATTGACAATAGAGATAGTAAGGTGACCACTCCAGCCAGGCTCAATCGGGCAGACGTTAAGAATGGTCCCTTGCCTTGCATACGTGCTTTTGCCGTCCGTGATCCCCATGATGTTAGACGGCATTGTCAGCAATTCCACACTCACGCCAAGAGCGTAGGAGAACGGCGGCAGCACGAAGAACGTAGAGCCGTTTTCTTCAATGGGAGAAGCCTCATACATCAGATCCTTGTTGAAGCTCTTAACGTCCAGGGCCTCCACGGGGCTGTTGTTGTTGATGACCATAAAGCCCTTCGGAGAAAGGCGGAGGTCATATCCGGCATGGCTCAGTCCGTATGAGAGGGCTTTCGTGCCATTGTCAAGCTCTCTGGTTTTCTCCCCGACGAAAGGAAAAATAATATCATTTTCAGCAAGAATGCTGATTTCCTTGTCATTAAGAAGCATGGTTTTGAAGAAAAGAAAAGGGCGCATTAGCGCCCCAGTGAACAATAACGAAAGTCTTCAGAACGGATCGTCAGAGAAGCTTTGCTTGGTCTTATTGCCATTGTCCCACATCGACGCATAGGCCTTGGGAGAGTTGTCAAGCTTATTGACGGTCACTTGTCCTTTGAAATGAGGAGCAGTGTCCTTGTCGCGCTTGTCGTTGTCCCACAGGGCAAAACGCAGGGAGTAGTTGCCTTGGGGATTGGTGCCAGCTTTCTTCATGGCATTGAGGATGTCGGGAGTGAGATCGACAGTGCCAGAGAAAGCGGGAGAGTTGCCAGCGGGCATTGAGTGGTCCTCAGAGGAGTGTAGTAGGCCCTGGAAGGGGCATCAGAAGCATAGCGCTATGGACAGAGGAGTCAAGCCCCACGGTCCATAGAAATCATTAAGGGGCGTCCGCCTGGGTAGTGCTCAAAGAAGAACTGCTGCACCTTCTGCACCATGATGCCTGCTTGCATCGCAAGCTCCCCTGCTGAGAGACTCACGATTTGCGCTTCTTGGGAATGGCCAGTATCAGGATCATGAATGGCGATGGCGCAATGCGCTTCATTCACTTCGATGTCATACATCTGCTCAATAGCCTGCACATAAGCACCAAGCTGCATGCGATAGTCGGCTAGTTGTGTATCAGGCTTTTCTTTGTAGCTTGTCTTCCAATCAAGCAGTGCATACGCACCGCTGTTCATTTTGGCAAGCATATCAAAGGTGCCTGAATAACCAATCTCTTGTGCAGGATCGTACCAGGCAATGGCACTTTCAACTAGCAATGGACTATCAACACGCTCAAGAAAACCAACAATGCTCTCAAAATAGGGCACGTAATTTTCATGAGAATCAAGATGCGCTTGAATGTCTTCACCATTCCAGAAGTCTTCTAGAACACCGTGAAGCCAATTGCCTCGATCCACAGCATTACGAGTGCGACGATTAGCTTCTTCATTTCCCACCTTCTTGCGCCAGTTCATTAGCGCTGCAATCTTGCCAGGCGGAGAACACGCGCTCGCAATAGTCGTCACAGAAGGCAAAACAAACCCTTCTGGAACATTTGGAAAATCGTTCAGCAAATAGTAACGCTTTTTCTGAATTTGGAGTCGGTTGGGCTCGTAGCGGGGAAATGCTGGCATTTGGAGGGAGGCAAGGCGTAGATCGTAACAGGCCACTTTTAATCATGATTCCTGATGTGACAATCAATGTCGTATTGTGCTTGGTCAATAGCAGAATCCATTTGCTGCGAATAGCGCTCAAGTTGCTCAATATTGCTTTTAAATTCTGCCAAAAGATTGAACAAGCGTTCAATGCTCACTCCATCTTTCTCCATTAAGATTTTGGCCATCATTCGCCCATCAGGAGAAAGCGCGTCAGAAGCAAGGACTGTCTCTTTGTTGGTTTTCATTCCTCGTTCATGTCCCAGAAATAGTCGCAACCTTCTTCATCCGCTGGAGGCGTAGCGAAATAGCTTTGCCAACGACTAGCAGGCGCCATGTAACGCCAGCAATTTTCCTTGACAGGGCATTCACCCCCCATGCACATCGCAATGTCAGCCATGAGAATAGTTCGAGCAGTTTGACGAAGAAATTGCTTGTCAGCCAAAGGATGATTAGCAATGGTCTCAAGAAGAGCAGCAATGCGACGATCACTGCTAAGAGTGTCGTCAGGAAAGCTCCAGAATGCTTCATGGCAAGCATCAATCAGAGAACGGTGATTGCGCACGCTTTTCTTCCATCGTTTCGTATTCTTCAACCATGGTTGCCATTGCAGCCATTATTGAAGTTTCAAAGAAGCCACAAGCCAAAACAAACTGCTTGAAATGCTCGACAATCTCAGGGCAGTAGATATTGTGGAACGAATAGGAAACCTTCGTTTCGCCTTCTTCGTAAGTAAAAGTGAAACGGCTCATGGGACCATCAGCGAAAGGATAGCCAGAATCGACAGAGCAATGATCAGGCATAGGAAGGTAACGAGAAGGAACAGACCAAGGGGATCATTCGCCAAATAAGGCGGGAGGAAGCTCAGTAACGGGAAGGTCATCAGCATCAAGGCAAATGGTTCCAGCAAAGGCCCGTGCCAGACGGGCCGCTGCTAGATCTACTGCTTTTTTGCGACGAAAGCTTTCATGCCTTCAATCACTTCGTCAGTGGTAGCAAGACCACGGACAATGTTGATTTCTTCTGTCATCTCAGCTTTGCTGATGATGATCTCCTGCTCCTTTGCCCATAGCGTCATCATTGCTGCGACGACGTTTCCGAAGGCTTGCCAGGTTTTGACTTCCGTGGCGCGAGCAAGTCCAATGCTTTCAAGAGCAGCTTTGCCTGCAGCCATAGCAGCTTTTTCGTCGGCATAGTTCAAAGGATTGGCTTTGCACACTGCTGTAAGAACTGCTTTTGCATCGAAAGGTTCAGCGGACCCTGTATCGGCGGTGGCAACAGGCCCCTCGCTTCCAGCAGCAGCAGCGCTTTCCTTAGGGGCAGTCTTCGTGCGTGCAGGCGTCTTGAGCGTGTCCTGCTGCAGCTTTGGCGCTTCTTCCTTAGGGATGTCCTCTCCGGCATAGAGCCGAAGACCAAGGCCCGTGAACGTAGCAATGGCTTTGACACTGGCACGTTGGATGTTGTCGCTGATTGCACGACCGTCGAGCTGCTGAATGGAATTGTGCTTCCTGTCCATCACGGGAAACACCAGCGCAGGAGTGCGCCTTACGCCATCTGTCAGATAGGGACGAAGGATGAAGGCACCAGGCTCGCCAAATACAGGCCAGCCAATGGTCTTCTCTTCAAACGCTACGAACAGCGTCGGGAAATGTTCCTTCAGGTAGCGGAAGGCAAACGGCCAAGACAGATAGGAAAGACCTTTGTAGTCCTTCTCGATGTGAGGGCCAATGTCTGGAGTGTCGTAAGCAGCGCGGAAAGCTTCGGCGCTGATTTCAAGCGGCGTAAACATGCCCAGAGAGCGTTCGATCATTGCTTGTTTTGCGGGATCTTCCATGCTGGAAAAGTCGGAGGGGGAATAAGTGAGAAAGGTGTGGTTCATTCTTCAAGAAAAGCGAAATGCCAATCAAGAAGATACTCTTCGCTTTCTTCGTCAAACGAAAGATTCAGGCCAACCACGGCCACACCAGTATCGGAAAGAAAGCAATCAAGACAATGAAGCACATCATGGTCCATTTGCTTCATGCGAGCATAAAGCTCAGACGTGGTGAGATTAGGCGTTTCCATCATCCCAAGTGCGCCACTGCTTTGTAGCCGAAGGCCGCTTGATATTCGCCGTACATAATGACAAACATCTTGGAAGGCATTTCGCTCTTAACAATCAAGCTGTCGCCAGGAAGCGGCCAGTCATTGATGGCTCTCACATCAGTAGGCTCTTCCAAGCAATCAGGATCGTAGTTTTCCGTGAGTACGCCCTCTTCCCAAAGCAGCTTCACTTCTGTGTCGGCATACTCAAGAAGGAAGTCTTCACAAGCGAGCTTAAGCTCTGAAACCTTCATAGTCCTCAATTTCGGAAACGATGGAATGGTCTTCAACTAAAGAGAAAGCACCGTCACAAAGAACTGTGTTCCCCTCCCATGGAGAAGTGGTGCGAATAAGACGCTCCACTGTCTCACTAAGGCTCAATCGTGCTTCATGGGCAATATCCTTGAGATGAGCGTAGGCGGTGTCAGTGAGAGTGAAGTGGCGGCTTTTCTTGGGCTCGCCGTGGTCAACGGTCATAAAACAAAGGGCCGAGAAGATAGCCAATGCTGAAGCCGATAATGGCGGCCAGCCAAAGCTCCATGGTTTTGCCTTGCGAGGGACATGGCCAGCATAGCCGTCATAGCCAGCCCGTCAATGCTCAAAAAGCCAAAAGCAGCATTAAGAATTGTTAATGCCCTGCGGGAGCGGGATTTTGCTGCTAGAACACCCTCATCTCACTCCTCCCCATGGCCTTTTCCATCCTTGACCACCTTGAGCAACTGGAGCCAAGCAATGAGCCAGGGAAATACCACTGTCCTGCATGCGGCGGTAACGATTTCACAATCAACAAAAACACAGAGGCATACAACTGCTGGCATGACACCAGCCCTGCGCACCGGGCCGAAATTCGTGATGCCCTAGCCCCTCTCACCAGATGGGAGAAGCCGCCTCGTGATGCGGGCAACTATACGTTTGTCTACAAAAATAACCATGGAAAGGAAGTGGTTATCGTCCATCGTGACGACACTTCGGGCTCCAAAAAAATTTGGCAAGACTTTCCTACTATTGACAAAAGCGAGAACGGACATAAAACCAAGCTCAAGGAAATCAAGGCCAATGTGTTGCCCTATCGCTACGAAGAAGCAGTGGCGAAGAGTGAAGAAACTGGTCTTCCCATTTTTATTGTTGAAGGAGAACTCACCTGCGAATCAGTTTGGGCGCTTGATCTTCCTTGTATTACTTTCCTTGGAGGCAGCAAACAATACCGTACAAATGGTGACTACACAAGCTTATTCCGCAATAGAAAGCTTGTACTTTGTCCTGATCGCGACGAGCAAGGCGTTGCATTCATGGCAGAAATTGCCAGTGATAATCCTGGAGCAAGCTGGCTTTATGCAGATCCTCGTTCATGGGAATGGGACAATCTTCCCCCTGGCAATGGCTATGACTTAGGCGACTACATTGAAGAAGGTGCCACTAAAGACGACCTTCTTTCCTCCATTGTTTCAAAAAGCAGGCATCAAGGGCAAGATGGCAAGCCTGCATATGAGGAGATTATTTCCACCATTGAAAACTTTGTTGGCCTCTATGCCAATGACTCTCGCATTGCTTATGAAACCAGCAATTGGCTAGAGCAGCGTGGCGTAAAGATGAGCCAGCAGAATGTTGACAAGATTATTGCAGAAGCTAAAGATCGCATCTATGGAAGGGAAGAGCTTGAAAGTATTGACGCTCTTTCCATTGCTAATGCCGATAAAGCCCGTGAATGGCTGATTGCTGGCATCATTCCCTTGGGAAGCGTGACGCTGCTTGCTGCTGGAGGCGGCACTGGCAAATCGACGGTGGCTTACAACTGGGCTCTTCATATTGGTCTTGGCACAAAATGGAGCGGGCGCCGTTGCATGAAAGGCAAAACTTTAGTTTGCCAAAGCGACGAACCTCTCATCGACACAAGCGAAAAGCTTTCCGTTATTGGCTATCAAGACACTCCACTGGAGCCTGGCACCATTGAATTCTGGGAGACTTGGCGCTTCGCCCATATGAAACAGCTTGAGGACTACGTGAGAAAGGAACGTCCTCTGTTTATCGTGATTGATAGCCTCACTGCCTGCCTTGCTGGTATGGACGTGGATATGGTAAAGAGCAATGCAGGCGATGTGATTTATGGCCTGCGTGATCTTGCCAACACTTATCGCTGTTCCATTCTCATCCTCCACCATCTCAACAAAAATGGAGGACTGCGTGATTCCACTAGCTTCGTTGATAACGTTAGTGAAGTGGTAAAGCTCACTCGTTCTGAAAGCTACGATCCAAATGAATTTACGCTCGAATGGATGAAGAGTAGGAGTGGCCTCACTGGTAAGCATGTGCTCAAGCGAGACAACCTCACTTATGGCTGGCATTATGCAGGACCACAAGGCGGATCCCTAGAAGAGCTGAATCAAGTGGTGAATGTAGTTGAGATGCGTCAAAATGAACGCTTCTCTAAACAGCAAGTGGCAGCATTGTCTGGAAGCTTTGAAACCAGCTCCACTGGCAAAATGCTGGAAGTGGCAAGGCGGCAGGGTTTGATTAGCAGTAGCTTTGTTGTTGGTCCCAATGGAGAACGCGAGCGTCTTTACCATTCGTGGGACTATGTTGAGCCTGAGCTTGATTTTCAGGAAGAACCAAATTTCACTGAAAGTGAAAAAGAAGCAGATTTTGAAATTCCCGCTCGGGAAGAAGCTCCACCACAAGAGCCTGTTTCCATGGTGACAAATGAAAATCTTCCCGAAAGGGAAGAGGATCACGACTTCTTCTGACGCTTCACAATAGGAGGGAGGCTCTAACATAGCCTCCCCGCTGCCTACCGTAGCGGGCAGCTTTCTTCAGTATAGACCAAGAAGAAAGGGGCCACTAGGCCCCTTTGTTTTACCTACTTGTGCTTGCCTTTGAAGCTTTGAGCGTCTATTAATTTCCGGAATTCTTCTTCTTCTTTGCCTTTGCCATAAAGCCAAGCGTTAGTGCTCTGACCAGGCTTCGGACCATTGCGTGGCAGCTTGACGATTTTGTAGTCCTTGAATTCGTCGTTCATAGTTCAGTGGGCGACAGAGCGGGCAATGGAGCTGTGGAATGAGGCGGCGATCGCTGTACTTGTGCTTGATCAGCCACTCAGTGATGGCTTCCTTGTCCATGGAGAAAAGGAGAGGCAGTGCCATCATGCTGCCGGTTAGCGCCATTCTCGTCTGCCTTGTGCCAGGGAAAGAAGCTGCACAAGCCTGCTTGATTTTGCCTCTAACTCCCTTTACCCTCACCACTGGACTAGACACGTGTCGCTAAGCCCATCAGCGATGGCTCCTTAACTCACGGGCATGGCCAGCCAGAGCAAGCGTAGCCCCCAAGGGCGGAGCGTTCATTCATAAGGCCAAGATCACCTATCAACAACGATCAAAGCCAAACGATGCCTCAAACCTCCGCAATGCCGCTCTAGCCAGAGTGGAGCCCCCAAGGGCGTAACGTTCAGACAAAAGGCAAAGGAAACCTTCAACTGAACAAAACACGCTTAACATTGCAAAGGAATCTTCCAGCGCAATGCTTCTTCCACCTAGTCCAGTAGATAAGCTTCCTTTGTTGGAGCACAATGGGGCCGAAATTCTGCCTATCGTGCATCACGGTTTTTCAAAGCCAAGCAAAGGGCCGCAACCAGCGGCCCGAACTCTCTATGGAGCCCGTGATAACAATGGAGAGCGTCATTGGCGTTCTAGTCTGCATGAAATTCAGCAATTGATTGACAGTGGTTTTGCCACAGCGGAGCAAGCAGATGCGTGAATTTTGCACCAATCCCAAGGATTGCATGGCTCTTGCTTACGAGCGTGAAGCTGAGCAAGAAATGGACAGTCGCGGGCTAGATGCTGCCTATGCAGAAATCGTTGATAGCCTTCATAAGGAGATGGAGGAATTCGTCCGAAAATATTGCCCTAAAAAGCTTAATGAGCTTGATGATTTGTTAGAAAAAGCCTTCTGGCAGTATCATTGATTGTGGGGAAACGGGGCGCTTGGTGCGCCCCTTTGCTTAGCTATGAACATTATTTCGCCATTGTCTGCTAACGATGAAGATTTATCTACTGCTGAATGGGAAGAGCTTTGCGTATTGAAGAAAGCAATTGATGATGGTCCGGCCACTGTAGTGGCCTCACGCATGGAACGTTTCACTGAATTGTTTGTTCGTACCCTCCATGGAAAGGGCGATACAATGCGAGGAGCAAAATAGTAAACAATGCCTCGTCCGGAAATTGAATTTGCCACGCCTGAAGAAGAAGAGGCTTATGCACGAAAAGCTTTGACAAAAGCAGGCGTGCCCATTTCTCAGTATGAAGCCATCCGAGAACATAAGTCACATGGCGGCAAACATGGAGCGGGTGTTTATACCAAAGAGATGCTTGGCGTAAGGCGATGGATGGTGCAAGAATTATTAGCAGCAAAGATGAGCAATCGTCAGATTGCCAATGTACTAAAGCTAAGCAAAGAAACAGTCAATGGAGACAGGCATTTCAACAGAGACCTATACACGCAAGAGATTCTCAAGAATCAAGACACGCACAGGGCGCGTCTCCTGAAGGAGCAGATGGATCTCAAGGAGCTTGCATTAGCAAGCTTTGAAACCAGTAAACGCAAGAAGACAGTCACCATCATGGACGGCGGTGACGATGGCAGCAAGGAAATGGTGAAGATAGAAGAAAGCGCTGGCGATGCGTCCTTTCTCAACGTGGCCAAAAATTCCTTGGTGGAGCAAGCAAAGCTCCTTGGCCTCAACGAAATCAAGCCCGTAGAGAACCAAGACACGTCCTACAGGACATTCCTAAAAGACCTTTCCTCCACCATTGAAAAGGAAAAGGAAGCCAAGGCTACTGAAGAACGCAGGGGCAATTCTCTTCTTGCGTCTGCTGAGACCATCAGCTTTGATGCTGAGCCGGAAAACGAGCCACTTCCTGAGACCATGCCTTTACAAACAATTAATGCAGACGATTATTGACAATGGCCCCATGAGGGGCCATCATTAGCGAAATGCTTCCCTTGCATTGAACCAGTTTGATTCCGTCGATCAGTTCCTGCGTCAAGCCATCGCAGCCAAGGAAGGCAAGCGAGAAGCCATCAGCAAGGCCATTTCTCCTGGGCTTCAGGACCATGGCACAGTAGGCATTCCGCCAAAGCTTGCCGCTTCCATTGAAACCATGCTTCAAAAGTATGGTGATGAAACCTACCGTCAGATTGCCCTGTTCGCACTAGGAAAATGGTTTGAACTGCACATTGGCATGTTTGAAGAGTTGATTAGCGAGGAGCCCAGCATGGCCTGTAGCTGTTTGATGGATGCCACACGCATTGCCGATGCTCTCCATCTCCTCGCTGAAATCAATAGCATTGGAGGCGACGGCGGATGGAAGCCCATGCTTGAGCAAACGCTCAGTCAGCACATTTTGGAAGAACTTGAGGAGGAACTTCGGTGATGGCAGCTTCTTGTCGCACTTATTTAATCACCACTTATGAAGGAAAGAAAATCGCCCTCGGGGCGATTTCAGCAAAACAAGCTGAACATTTTATGCTTGCAATGCGTCCTGACGTAAGAATTGCAATGATTGAGGAAATCCCTCCCCTTCCTGAAGATCCAAAGCTGTGACTGCTTCTTTCCATTGCACTGATGCCACTGGTCATCTTCGCCTAGGAAAATTCTGTTTCCAATGGAGGAATAGCTTTCTTCTTGGCACAATGTATGACGGCTTTGGTGAATGCTCCCTCACCATTGGTTCCCACTCCTTCCACTTCGGACAATTTCGTTTCGCCTAACCATGGACTACCAGCTCTCTTTGCTAGAGCATTCTCTCCCTCGCATGGTTCACATTTGCATTCCGCCTCAGCTTCAGGAAGAAGCACAGGCTCTTGCCATGGAAAATCCTCCCATTCATCCTGCATGGCGCAAAGTGCAACAACGTGGCAGGCATTTTGTTATTGCTACCAACGAGCTAGACGACATCACTGAATTGGCTGATTTTGCTCGCACTAACATTGAAGAGCCTGAGGGGCCAATGAGCAAGCCAAAGCGCCAGGCGTATCAAATTCTCCTGGACAGGGCTTACAGGCACGCTGAGCTAATGCCAGTGGGCACTTGCCATGCCATTGCTATTAAGTGGCGAGACAAGCCATTGCCCATCACCAAAAATCTCAGCATTGCCACGCAGGCCTTGCGAAAACCAGCAAAGCAAGCTTTGTAAACAAATGTTACAGGACGACGACGGCCCCCTTGATGGGGGCCTTTTTACTGGCACACTATGCACATGCGACGGAGAACGTCGCTAGCCCTCCGCTTTTCCATCGTGACTGTTGCCTTTAATCATCTTCTGCCCAATCATCCCGTGTCTGCTTTTAAGGATGGAGAGCTTGCCATGCACTTCGGTAAGCCCGTGGTAACGCGCTCCTTTGCCATGGCAGATCTGCAGGAATACATTTGCACCATTGAAAAGGCTATTGATGAGGAGCCTAACCTTGTGCAGCAATTGGCTCTTGATCGCATTCGCTGTGCTTTCGTGGTGAGCCTTGACATGCTCAAGGAGAATCATGAAGAGCTTTGTAAAGAAGCTCCCACTGGCGCTGATTTTGAAGAATATCTGATGAACTACAACAACGCCATTAAGGGAGGCAAGCTGTGAGCACGCCCAAAGACACACTTACAGACGCTATTTTTGAATACTTTGATAATGACAATGGCGATCAGCTCATTAAAGATCTCGCGGAATTGTTGGCGCAAGATCGGGATCATCATCTTAGGAAATTTCGCGCTTTCTCTCATGCCTACGAACAACTCTTTGGCCAAAGCTTCTGATCCATTGCTTGATTGGGATCATGACAAGCGAAGCGTAATGCAGCTTGCCACGGCAAAGCTTGAGCGCAGGCTTCAATACTGGCGAGAAAAGGAACAGGAGGAAATCCTCAGGCGCTATCGTCTCGTCACTTCCATCTAGCCAAGTTGCCAATTTCTACACACTTCTCTTCCTGATGACTAACAACATCTACCCGCCCGATCATTTACTCAGAAAGTGGGAAAGCCTCATTATTGACGAAGAGCAAAACGTCGATGTTGTGCTCTATGAAGCGTTCCAAGCTGGAGCTGATCAGGAGCTGGAGGCGTGCTGTGAGTGGCTTAAAGGCACCGCCCACATTGGTATTGATTTTGAACTGATCAATGCCCGTCGCCCCAAGCCGACGAGCTTGAAGGATGAAGCGCAAGAGATCATCGAATGCCTTGTCGAAGGTGATTGCATCAATGATGGAGATGCTGCGACACTGCTCCGCGTTCTCGAATTCCTGCCCTCTTAGTCAACATCACTAATGACCGACCAACAGATTATCCAAGCGGCACGCGAAGCCGGTCTTTGCTTTCCATCTTGCTGGAGTTTGATAGCCCCGTGGGATCCCACCAGAGATGTCAGCGACGAGTGGGGTGGCTACGAGCAAGGCCAGATGGATAAGCTGCGCCGCTTTGCTGAGCTGATCAAAGCCTCCTAGTCCGATCAACTCGTATGTCTGAATTCTCACCCACCACTCAAGCCGTATTAGATGCTTTCCGCACTAGCCACACGGGAAAAGGATGTCTTGCTGCTGCCCTGCGTGCTGTTGCTAAACATTGCGTGCCAGATGACAGCGAAGGTCACTGGGTGTACATCCCGCACGTTCTTGCCATCGCTGATGAGCTTGAAGCTTAATTATCAGGATTTCTGATAAACGCCATTTATCAGGATTCCTGCTAAAGCCCCGTAAGGGGCTTTTTCTTTGCCCAAGAGCGATCACCAGGAAGAGGCTCCATTCCTACGTTCCAAGTATCAAAATCATCTTCGTTACGAGGGTCGTAAACTTCCCCACTTGCCATCCATCGCTTAAGTCTTTCTCTTTCTTGCTCCGCAGAAAGCTTCATAACAATCTCCTAGCCCTTTAAGCATAGGCAAAAGAAAAGGGGCCATAAGGCCCCCTCTCTTCGCACCCTCCGATGCCCCTTTCCCTGAAGATACAAGGGAGATGATGCGCCTCGCAGGAGACCATGCAAAACTCCTTGGCTAGATCATTCGATCTTCGCCCGCATCACCAGAGGCGTCCACCCTCACGGCTCGCCCGAAGACAAGAGCAGCAATTAAGCCGCCAGGACCGAGTGCTTCAGAATCATAACACCTTGCAACAGCTCGGCACTAGCTGCTCGTTTCATGGCACAATGGGCATTGCCTTGTCGGAGACGGCATGGCCCTCGCTAGTTCTTTCGTACTAATTGATGAAACGTCTTTTTCTTTCCCTTCTGCTGCTCTGTCCCATCCCGGCGCAAGCAGCTCTCGAATGTGGCTACGCCTCGCACTATGGCGTCTCGGATGGCTATCACGGTCAACGCACGGCCAGTGGTTCCACGTTCAATGCCTATTCCATGACTGCTGCCCATCCATGGCTTCCATTTGGCACGCGACTGCGTGTGAAGAACCGTAACAATGGAAAGTCAGTGACAGTGACAGTCGTTGATCGCGGTCCATACTACGGAGGCCGCATCTTGGACTTGTCCTACGGCAGCTTCGCTCGTATTGCTTCCCCTTCTCAAGGCGAAGCGTCCATCTGCATCTCAAGACTATGAAAGACGCAGCTTCATTTCTCGTGGTGAGCTTGGTGTTTGGACTTGGCATTTTTGCCATTGTCGCAGGCCCTGAAGCAATGCCTAACAAGGCAGGGCTTGACAAATGCCTCCAGCACCATCCTGAGCGCTACTGCCGCATTGCTAATGGCTTTCCCGTGGCCAAGCTTGACAACTCAGCTCAGTAGCCTCTACACTCTCCCTGGATGACGGACGAGGCTTCCTAAGCGGGAGCCTTTCTTTCTTCCCTCCATACCCCCCTGGCGACAGGTTCCTCATGGACAAAACCTCCCGCATTAAACAGTTCATCTTCAATGCTGGTCACAGCATTGTTTCAGTGGAATTCATCAAGGCTAATGGTTCCGTGCGCAAGCTTTGCTTTAATCCTTGGGATACCAAGGAAATCAAAGGAACAGGCACGGCAGTGAAGAAGCCCAACATTGTCCGTTGTCGTGATTTCTCCATTGCTCGTAAAGAAGGGGAAGGTGCTTGGCGTTCGTTTGATTGTGAGCGCGTGACAAGCATTAAAGCTAACGGACAAACCCTCGTCTTCTGAAACAATGCCCCTCTCTCGCACTCAACAAGCCATTGCAAAAATGGTTTCCAACAACGTTCGCCACAAGTGGCAAGATTACAGCGCCGATGATCGCTCTTCTGCTCGCTCTTTTATTCTTTCCCGCGCTAATAAGCCCGCTCATAAAGAAAAGAAAGACTTGCTCTTGACGCTTGCAAATGCTTTGCAAGATGACATCTGGAAACTGCTCTAATGGCAACAAAAGATAATAGAAGAGCAGTAATGGCCTTGGCCGCAAAGTATGGCTTTATTCTCCAGCGTGAGAAAAAGCACTATGTCTTCAAGCATCCTTCTGGCAAGATATTTTGTACAAGCAAAAGCACTTTAGATAAGCGCTTTTTGAGAAACGTTGAAAGCTTTATTAAGCGCGCCCTTTCCTCCTGATCTCCAAAACCATGCTTTCCCTCCTTCTCGCAACTGCACTGCCCGAACTGCCTCCCGTGCAGCAACAAGCTCTCTCCAAGGAAGAAGCGCTCCTGGAGCGCATCATCAAAGAAGGGCAAACCGCCACTGAGCGCAAATTCGGCGACTGCCACTACGCCTGGGGCTCTTGGAAGCTTTCTTCTGATGGCGTGAGGACCACCACGCGCCAATGCAAAGATGAAAGCGCCCACACGCCAGTGTCAATTGCCGTTAGTTGCCCGCTTCTGAAGGTGAACGTGCTCCAAGACAAACAATGGCAGGGCTGGCGTAGTCCAGTGGCAAAAGGAGCAAAACCAGGAGAAGCAAATATGGTGGCTGCTCTCTGCGCCAACGTCACCAACTAGCTCTGTAAAGCTTTGTAACAGGCCCCGTTTCCGGGGCCTTTCTTCTGTATTGTTCCTAAGTGTTCGGCAGCGATGCCTCTCCAAATGGCAACCATCCCCACCATCCACCTCAACGGCACCGGCTTCACCACACTGCGAGATGAATACGCCGCTGCTTACGATGCCATCGAAAAGGCAATGGAAGCACTTGCTGCAGCCACTCTCAATGGGCGCGATTACTATCCGCAGGACCCTGGCGCTTATTACAAGGCTCGCGCTGAGCGTGATGAAGCCCTAGACAAGCTTCGTGATGCCAGTATTTACGTTGGCGAAATGCTCGCTGGCATTTGTGACCAGCAACGCTGATTTCTAGACTAGGGGCCATTAGGCCCCTTTTTCATGCCTTTCCCCATTGGAACCCTCGTCGATCTCTACGATTCAGGCTTCAAACAATGGAGAGGCGAATACACAGTGGTGAAGATATACCCTGAAACTGGCCTGCATAAAATCAAAAACACCAAAACCAATAGTCAGCAATTCGTCAGCGAAGACAAGCTCCGTATGGGCCGCCTCCGGCCTTTTCGTTTGGAATGCCTTTATGAAGGTTTGTAACAAGCCTCGTTGAGCGGGGCATGGTGCTGTATTGTTCTCTGCATGGGCGGCGACGCCCCCTCGTTAAGGAACCAACCATGGCAATCATCAACCACTCCGTTGAGCAGCTCACCGGTCCTGGCTACTGGACTAAGTTCGAAGGGCTTGAGCGAATCAAAATCACTATCACCGTGCCCAACTGGCACGAGCCTTTCCCCACTCAGCAAAGAGCCGGTGCCGCCAATCCTCGCGAGCTTGAGTTGATTGGCCTGCTCCACGTTTGCCAGAGCTGGTATATCAATGGTCCCGTGATGGATCAATGGACCATCGGCACGCTCTCTGGCCCCATCAAGGTGCCTGCTGGCACTCGCATTGTTTCCGAGCCTGTGCCTGAGAAGTGGGCAGCATGGGAGCAGGAAGCCAGCGAAGGCACCAAGCAATGGTGGGCCTATTCCAACGGTCGCACGGCCTTCTGTTAAGCATTGCAACAAAGGGGCGGAAACGCCCCGCTTCTCTTCTATTGTTCCTTTGTTCGCAATCAAGCCATGCACCGTCCTTACGAAGGCCACAGAGAAGATCCGTATTTGGCCAAGCTTGAAGCTGACCGTCAAGCCCAGCACAGTGGCTATGGCGTGCAATCTTATCTGTGCGCTGATGGCTCCATAAAGTGGGAAGCCTATGGATGGGAGCGCATAACTGAATTCCAGCTTCACACCACTTCCTACGGTCTCTTTGATCACAAGTGGGAAGCAGAACAATTCTTCAACTCTTGCATTAACGGCTGATCATGAACGCCTCCATCAAGCAATCCTGGATTCAAGCTCTTCGCTCTGGAGAGTATCAACAAGGTCGTGAAAGCCTCTGCAACAATGGCAAATTCTGCTGCCTAGGAGTGCTCACCAATCTCTACATTCAAGAGACAAACCAGAAATGGCACCATGACGTTGGTGGTTGCTACAGCTTTGAAACTGAAGGAGGCATTCTTCCTCTTTCCGTTCAGCAATGGGCAGGGCTAGATGCGCCCAATCCTTACCTTGCTGGCCATTACGTTAGTAGCTGGAATGATGAAGGAGCAAGCTTTGAAGAGCTAGCAGATTTAATCGAGGAGCATTTGTGAACAACTCACAATTTGCTCTTTCCATTAATCAACGCAACATCTATTTGCATTATTTAGCTCACAAGAAAAAGTATGGCAATGTGCCATGCAGCGTACCAAAATCACCATTGCAAGGCAGCAGACTTGCTGACCATTTGAAAGCAATGGCAAAATTAGAAGAGCGCGGCTTCATTCGCATAGAACGCCCTTCTGAAGACTACCTTTCTTGGACCATCATTTCTCCTGAATCATGACTTTTCCCGTTAGCTTCGTCTCAGAAGATGAATATGGCGTGCCTTACGCTGCATGCACATTCTCTTCCACGGAAGAACTCTGTGATGAAATTAGAGCGCTAGAAGAACTGCTAGATGAAAGCTCTATCACCAGAGGCTATGTCATTCAAGCGGCAATAGACCAACTCAGGCAACTTGTCCATGAACAAGAGCTTGAAGAGGAGCAACTGCCAGAATGATTCCCTTCACCATCGTTGCTCATAAACAAGGGCAACGCCGTACGCTTCAACTACTGGCCAGGGATCAAGCTACGGCCATCCTTTCTGCTCAAGAGCTTCTTCCTGGCTGGCTCCTTTCCGTTCCTTCGCTTTCCCCACAGTGGTGACCATCAAGACGTACCAAGACAACGGCTACTATTTCCCTCCCACCAAAGGCTCCTATCAGGCGGCTACGCTCCAACAGCTCATTTTCCACGTTCGCCAAGCAATGGAGGATAGAGAGGACGTAGTGGCTGTCTACGGGCCTGATGGCGCCTGCAGAGGCATCTGGCAGCTCCATGTTGAAGGGCACGTAGATAGCGCTGGCGACAGCATCGTTGACGGAGAATGCTATGAGTTGCTGCGCCCCTCCACTCGGGAGCAATGGATGTGGAACAGGCTCCAGGAGCGACTGGCTTAATTGTTAAGCATTGTTACAAGCCCCGGAAACGGGGCTCTTTTGCTGTATTGTTCTCTTGTTGGGCGAGATCCCGACAGCCCTTTGCTTTCCCACCATGGAATTCCTTGTTAACGTTGGCGGCCTCGTCATCAGGCACGATGAAGAGCAGCTCATTTCTCTCATCGCTAAGTTCATCAATGAAGGCAAGCCCGGTTCTGGCTTTTTTGTCCAAGGCGTGGCCTGTATTGCTAAGCACGAAGACGGTCAGATGATGATGGGCCGCAAGATGGAAACCCTCAGCCGCCTCTTCAATAAAACCAGCGACGACATCATGCACACAGTCAAGCGTTGGGCTTCCGAGGCTATTTGAACTGACAAGGGGCGCCTAAAGCGCCCCGCCCTCCCCTCCTTGAAACCATGCAAAACGCTATTAACATTCTCGCCATCAGCAAGAAAGGCAAAAGCCGAATTGGCACCAAGCTCACCATGGGCATTGTTGAGCAGGATCATCATGATAAGCTTTTCGTCGTGTTTCCTGAACTAAATCAATGTCGATGGATTAAAAAGGACAACGATCCTGATTTTCGCATTATTGGAGAAGATTGACCATGGGAACAAATTATTATCTTCACGCTCCAAAATGCTTTCATTGCGGCAAAGAAGAAGAACCTCCCATTCACCTTGGCAAAAGCTCATGGGGCTGGTGCTTTAGCTTGCACGTGACGCCAGAAGAGAATGTTTGTAATTGGCAGGACATTCAACAACTAATTGGAGACAAGCTCTGTGAAGAATGGTGCATAAAAAATGAATATGACGAGCAAATTAGCTTGGTTGATTTTATTAAAACTGTCACTAAACGCAGTGGCTCTTTTCGTCGACACGATATTGATCATTGGCATTGCATTGGTCATGGCGAAGGCACTTATGACTATATCATTGGAGAATTCTCATGAACTAATAAGCGCTTCTTGCTTTTTATATTGGGGCCTCCAGGCCCCTTTCTCTTGACACTTTCTCCCGTGCTTGCTCAAGCTTTCGCTTCCACCATCATCGTTAATGCTCAAGGCAAGTCCTGGCAACCATCATGCTTCCCCACGTTTGTCATCACCGCCTGCTGCCCCTTCTCAGAGCCTTTAGACGACGCTGCCAATCTTGCCCTCCATCGTTCCCTCCAAAAGCGCCTGCAGCAGCTTTCAAAGGCTTCAATGCCTGAACAGAGTTCAGGAAGGGAACATCAACAGATGTTCCTAATGGAGGAAGTGGTGGGGATGGCTCCTGACGGGAGCTGGAAAGAGCTGAGTTGGGCTGTTACTGGCATCAGCGAACAACAAGCCATTGGCCTTGGCACGCTCTACTACCAATGGGCCATCTTTCGCTTTGATGAACAGGGGAGAACTGTTTTGAACTGTTGGAAAGAAGAATAAACGGTGTTGCACACCGTAAGCTTGTGTAACAAGCTTTCTTGTTAGCATGGCGAGACGATGCGGGATGCCAGTCCCGCAACGTCTCTAACCACTACCAAAGAGGGTTTGGCCATGGCTACAAGCAATCATAGCGGCGTGCCCGAAGGGTTCAAGGAGATCCCAGGCTACGCAGGCAAGTATTTCATTAATGAGCAGGGGCAGGTTTGGAGCTGTTTCAAGAATCGCATTTTGACGCAGCATCTCGATGGCCAGAAAAAATATCTTCAAAGCCTGATGATGATTCCAGGCAGGAAGACTGGAATGCCTCGTTATATTCATAAGCTCGTTGCAGCCGTTTGGCTTGATCCTCCTGCCGGCGAAATCGGGACCAATCGCGGACAGTATTGCATCAACCACAAAGACGGAAATAAACTAAATAATCACAAAAATAATCTTGAATGGATTACATGCGATGACAACACTCGTCATGCCTGGCAAAATGGGCTAAACACGCAAATAGGAGATACCTCGGCCAGCTCTAAGCTCAATTCTGAACAAGTGAGATCTATTCGCTTGCGGCTTGTCGACGGAGAATCTGCCTATAAGATTTCCCAAGAATATGGAGTGAGTAAGAATTGCATTGAAAAATTGCGCATGTATTGCAACTGGAAGCATCAAGACCTCGATTTAGTTGTGCCAATGATGAAAATATCGAACTCTATCACTTTGCAAAAATTTTATGACAAATTGATGGCTGGTAAAAATACAGTTATTGCTTATAGCAAAGTGGAACAAGTTGCCCCGAGTGGTGTTGTCATAGAAATGAGGCATTTTCGGAAAAAGCCCCTCCCTTATGATTCCTGGTGCTACCAAATTTGAAAACACGCAAGGCCAGTCTTGTGTCAAGCAAGGCTGGCTCTGTATCAGGGCAGGCTGGGTCCGTATTTTGGAAAAGGCTGGGTCCGTATCAGGGCAGGCTGGGTCCGTATTACGCTTCTTTTGCATTGCTTCATCTCATCATCACATCATAACGCTGCCGTTGTATGCGTCTAGAGGCATTATGGGGCTATGCGCCTGGAGGCATTATGGGGCTATGCGTCAAGCCGCATGGCCGAATTCTCTACTCTAACTGTGACGGCCTTAGGTGACCCTTACACGTGCGGGCCTTGAGTGATGCCTACTGGTGCGGGCCTTGAGTGATGCCTACTGGTGCGCCGGGGTTTGTGATACCTACTGGCGCGCGCTGGTTTGTGATGCCTACTCGTGGCCGCCAGTTCTTCACCCTTACCCTCTCGCGCCAGCTCTTCACCCTTACCCTCTCGCGCCAGTTCTTCACCCTTACCCGTGGCGGCCTTGAGTGATGCTCGCTGAATCGCGCTGAGTGATGCTCACTGAATCGCGCTGAGTGATGCTCACCCTTGCCGATAGTTTGCGAGCCTATGGGCGGCGGATTGCGCAGCAGTGGCTTATGCCTACTGCGCGCGCCAGTAGCTGACAGCACCGCTTGCCAGGATTGCAGCGCTGAGCCTCTCCTACTGTTTGCCGCTGTTTGTCTCCTACTGCGCGGCATTATCTGCTGCCTACTGTTCGCTGCTAGCTGTTGTCTATTGTTCGCTGCTATCTGCTGCCTACTGTTCGCCGCTAGCTGTTGCCTACTGTTCGCTGCTGTTTGCACGTATTTCAAGACGTAATGCAACTGACGAATCGAGCCCGTCCGATGGTATGGGCGTCGATTGTTGCGGATTGTTGCGAGCATCTCCTGATGGGCCGATGCCGTGATACGTGCGCGCGCGTTCTTCCTATGGGAGCCAGCAAAGCGGCATTGATCAGCGCAGCTTGTCATTTCGAGCGATTCCAGGCACTGATAAGCGTATCCGCTTATGCGTGGCCTTTATCGCGCCTTCCTATCGGCGCTCCTAATCAGGGCTTTACCCTGCCGCGGAATTCCCTTTATATGGGCAAGTCCTAATGACTTGATTCCATGACTGCTGTGATTCCCACCGATTGGCAGGTTGAAATCGGCACCATGGCGGAAGCGCGCGCAATTGCCGCAGCTTTCTCGATTCCCGTTAAGCGCTCGTGGCTGCGTCGCGAGCTTCTAGACGCAGTAAAGGCCGGTCTGGCACTGCTGCGCGCTCCTGCTCCTGCTCCTGCTCCTGCTCCTGCTCCTGCTCCGGAGCTTCCGGCCTTTATCGCTCCTACGCTTGCCCATACCCTCGCCGCTGAATACCTCGCCGCCCCTGCAGCAGTGCCCACCGATCGCGAGCTAGCGATGTTCCGCGGCTGGATTCGCGCAGAATTCCAGCGGATTCCCGTAATGGTGCGTTTCGAGGGCGCCGATATCCCGCTCCCGGAGATGCTGCAACGATGGGACGCTAGTGGGGTGCTTTTCATCTCCATTGAAAGCATCTCCCATCCTTTCTTAACTGACGTTGAAAATGCCTTGTTCCGTGCGGTGCACGATTGGCACCATATTGTTGTTAACGCCGATTCCACTCTCAACGGAGAGATGCTCACTTTTGAGCATGCATGCAGCACCGCCCCTAGTGAGATCCATTGGATGCTGCGCAGTGAAATACTTCTGCAGGCCGCGGCCTGCATCGCAACGGGAGAATTCCAGCCTCAAAAGCTTGTGCGCTGATTCCTTCCAAATTCTCCAAATTCTCCAAACTCTCACAATGCAAACTCTCTCTCTCTCTCACGGCAACATCCTGGCCGTGTTCTTTGCTGCCACAACAGCGGAGCGCTTAAAAGGCGCTCGTTGGTACGCGGATGCCTTGGCCTTTTGTTCGGACGTGGCCCAATCAGCGGGCCTGTCAGTCTCGACCGTGGCTGGCGTTACGGCTGCTTTGTCGCCTAACAATCGGTGGCCGCGCAATATGGCAGACGCCGAACGGCTTTGCCGCGCCTTCTCAGCCGGTACGCTCACCGATGCTCGCCAGATTAAAGTGAGTACTTTTCACGGCAACAAAAACAAAGCGCTTGCAATCCTAGGTGGGCTGCATCCCTTGGAAGCTCTGGGTGGGCTTAAGGTGCGAGCCTTTTACAATTGCATTCTGGGCGATGCTGGCGTCTGTGTTGACGGACATGCCTACGCCATCTGGCTAGGCAGTTACGTACCTACTACAAAGACGCCCAAAATATCTCCCAAACTCTACGAAACTATAGCTGCGGCGTATGGGCAAGCAGCCCAAACGATCAACGGCGTTATGGGCACTTCCTACAGTCCTGCGCAAATTCAGGCCATCACTTGGTCTGTTTGGCAACGGATACGACGTGATGTGGGCACCATGGAGGCCGGCAAGTGATCCGCCTTACCCTCTCAAACGAGCAAGCCTTGGCAGTACTGGTAGCACTGGAAGCTTGGCAGAATTCTCACCCGATGGAAGCGCTGGAAGCGCCCATGGGACGGCTCACAGCTACTGGCATAGCTTCCCCATATGGAAGCGCCTTGCAAGCCTTGGAAGCCCGCTACGGGCATTTCTAGCGGCCACAGACCCGTGAAAAGCTTTCTTCCCATCCTTTTGCAATCTTTTCGCTTTTAAGCAAATGCCCGACCTTTCAAACTACCTACTGATTGACGCCAGCACCGGTACCGTTCTCAGCGCATCCACTTGCTACTTGGTAAGCGATGAGGTTTTTACTGCAGACAACTGGGAGCTTTTAGAAAATCTCAGCGACTCTGAAATGTCAGCGTTAGCAAGACAAAAAGGCCACAATATCGGCGAGCTAGTGAGCCTCCCTACTCTGCCAAACTAGACCACAAGGGCCCACAGCGGCCCAACAATCAGGCCAGCTACCAAGGCCCTTAAAGGGCCTTAGGCTGGTCGGATTGCAAGGCCCTGCCACTAGGTGGGGCCTTTTGTCTTGCATAGTGTTGGGAGTATCCCTCACAATTACACTGTAACTGTCAGTATTAAATCCCGATATTACAGCTCGGGATTAAACTTGCTTTTGTAACGTAGCGTGAAACGGTATCAACGGATACAGCGCAAAGGGCTGTGGTGCGGTAACCCGGCAAAAGTAAAATAGGGGGCCGCGGTATATCCTCTCAAAAGTGCGACTAAAAATGATCCGGATTTTTGCCTCTAAGTATTTATACCTAGCGCCTGAGCATGGTTCAGGAATTTCTTCCTAAAATTCCAAGCTATCGACTATTGCTTTGGAGCAATAAGCAGCGACAAGTTTTAACTCTGAAGGAGATGCGTCGCTTTTAATTTGATTAGCCCTGAAGCTGATAATTTTAATGTTGCCTTTGACATAGCCACGCTCTGGGGCAATGCGATCTATGGAAGGACTGTTGGGGCGAGGTCCTTTTTTCGAGCTGTTTCCGCACGACCAGTCAAGAGTTGTTCCAAAAGCTGGGCAATGGGATGCGAATTCAGCATTTTTGCCGACCATTGAACGGATGTAATCAAGATCAATATCGCAAGGAATATTTTTTTCTTTTGCTCTAGCGATGGCTCCTTTTGTCAACCAAGCTGTAATTGTTTTTACTGGATTAGCCCTTCTATAAGATTGCCGTTTTTCTCTTGTGTTATTTACATAATATCGACTGGATTCACAAGACCGACATGCGGACCGAAGACCGGTTGTTTTGGAGCAATCCTTAGCAAACATTTCCGCTGGCAGCAATTTCTTGCATGCAGAGCACTGTTTTTCTGAGGGAAGCATAGTGGGGTTATTGCTAGCAAAATATTAACGAGCGAAAACCTAGTAGTACTATGCCGAAAGCAAGTCCGAAGGACGCAGCTTGAGGCATTTCTAGAGATCTCAGACGATTAGCTAGACCAATGGAGGCGCCCAAGCGCCGTAATGACGAACAAAAAGCCAGCACAAGACAATTCGCACCCTCTCTTCTCCATCGTTTTCCTTCTGTGAAAGGCGGCCCTAAGGCCGCTGCTCTAGCTTTTGTGTATTGCCACTGTCTTTTTAGCCCTTCCCCAGCAGCGACCACAATTTCAGCGACCCATCACATAAGTCTGGGACAGCTTTTTAGTACGGGCCTTTTATTTTCGCCGCTTGTCTAGATGCCTCGCCCTTGGGGGCTCAGCTTGTTTAGCTTTTCGCGGCTAGTTTGGCCTTTTGTCAGTAGACGCTCCGCCCCTTTGGGGGGCTACGCTCGCTTGAGGCACTGACTGAAGGAGCGTCGTCTAGCCAGGAAGCTGCATCTAGCCCGCATGAGGCCGCAGCTTCGCTTACGTCTATCGTAACTCACGCTGTTGGGAGCTGTTTTGTCCCTGTTGTCCCGATCTTGGTATGATGAGGGTTCTCAGCAGCAAAGCCATGGTCCAGCCAAAGGAAAAGAAGCGCAAAACAGAAGGCTGGGTGTATTTCGTTCAATGGGCGAGCATGCCCTATCACGTGAAAATCGGCTTCTCCGCCTCGCCAGGAGAACGCTTTGCATCGTTCCTCACGTCATCGCCAGACACGCTGATCGTCGTGAAAGCTTTTGAGGCCAATCGGGACGATGAGAAGGATTTGCACGAGCGCTTTGACAATTCTCGTCACGCTGGCGAATGGTTTCATCTTTCCATGGCAATCAAAAAATATCTTGAGAACGAAGCGCCTTGTCAAACGCTTGAGGCAAAGATTAAATTTGGCAACAGGCATGAAGGTCGCATTCAATGGACGCCCATGCGGCCAGGGCTGGCTCAGTCTCTTGAAAAGCTGCATCAAGAGAAACGCCTGCCTCGCTATGTCAAGAATGCTCGAACGTTTGTGCTGTGGGCCATTGGAGACATTGAGGCTTGTGATTATTTTGCCACTTCCAATGCCATTATTCACCACGAAGCCAATCGTGACGCCTATCAAGCCAAAACTGTTTATAACCAACTGATTGCGCTGGAGGAGGAAGGAATGATTGCCAAAAAGCCTGGCAAAACATTTGCTTTGCTTCCAAAAGGCGAAAGTGAACTGATTGCAGCAGAGAAAGAAAATACGAAGAAACGCAAGAGTGCGCGAAGCTTAAGGCTTGATTAAAAAGAAAGCTTGTATTAAATGTTGCTTTTCTTTCCATGGAAAAGAACTAGCGTGAGATGATCTTTGCAAAGCTTCTATGTGGGGCCTTCCTGATCGTCAGCCATTTAATATTGGCCCTTATAAATTGTGGCCTTGCTTTAGTAAGCCGGAGTTCCAATGGTTTGCCGCTATTGATGGGAAGCCTCATTATTTCCGCACCATGAACGAGGCTCGTTTGTTCGTGAACGATTTGCTTTCCATGGAAGACTCCGAGGGGCTTTGCGATTAAAGGCTTTCTTCCTCTTTCCCGAAGGCTTCCTGCGCTAGCCTGCCTTGGTTGATTCTCGGGGGACCATGGTCCCCTTTTGTCGTCTTATGAAGCTGAAGGAAAAGGCAAAATGTGAGCCGATTGCCCGAACAGGACGTGTGCAAGATTGGCTTGATGATCCTGAAAGCAGGCTTGCCGTTAGCTGTACCACGTTTGTAGTGGATGATTCAATGGAAGGGCCGGATGGCATTGAGGCTTCATGGCGCTTCGTGAGCCATGCCCTTCGTAATGCTGCTGGCGCTGCAGTGCATCTTTCTGAACTGCGTCCCAAAGGCGAAGACAATGGCAAAGGGCTCATTGCCAGCGGTCCAGTAAGCTTTGCAAAAATTTACAGCAAGCTCAATGAAATTCTTCGTCGCGGCGGAAAGTTTCGCAATGGCGCCGTCACGCTACATCTTGACTACACGCATCCTGATGCCATTGAATTTGTTTCCACTTCCCGCAGTGAACTTCCCTGGGCTAAGCGCTGTTTGAACGTTGATGATAATTTTCTTTCTGCGTCGTCTCCCGAACTGATTAATGCCTGTCTTCGTGCCATCTCTTCTGGCGATCTCTGGCTCAACAAAATCCGCTACGACAATAATGAAAAGCGGCTACGGCCAAACGTTTGCCTTGAAGTGTATCTTCCGCATCGTGGCACTTGCCTTCTTCAGCACGTTAATTTGGGCGCATGTACGTTGGACAGCGTTGCGGGAGCTTTTGCGGAGGGAATGAGGCAGCTTTGTGAGCTGCATCCCGGCACTGGAGTGGGGGACACTGGTGAATATCTTCCCCCTTCCATTGACAAACAAGTGGGCCTCGGCATTCTTGGCTTGGCTAATTTTCTTTCCATCCATGGAATTAGCTATAAAGAATTTGGCGAAGCCCTTGATGCGTTCCTGATGAACGACCCCCATCCTTGGGCGCACCATTGGAAAGATACCGTGGCCGGGAAAGCCGTCTACGCTCTGTATCAGGGGATTGACGCTGCTGCTGATATTGCTCGCGAACATGGCATGGAACGGGCATTCTGTATTGCCCCCACTGCATCATGCTCCTATCGCTACCTAGACACTCGCGGCTTTACCACTGCCCCGGAAATTGCCCCTCCCATTGATCGTCTTGTTGATCGCGACAGCGAAACAATGGGCGTAGAGCGTTTTGAATATGGGCCGGTGGAAATTGCAGAAGAAGTGGGCTGGGTCGATTTTCGCAAAGTAGCCGATGGCATTTGCACTCTTCTCCATCGCACCGGCTTGTTCCATGGTTATTCCATGAACTGGTGGTCTGACATGGTTTCTTGCGACGAAGCCTTTATCAAGGAATGGCTTGATAGTCCTCAAACTTCTGTTTATTACGCTCTTCAAGTGCAAGCTGGCACTCAAGCTAAAGACGATGTTGGAGTAGAATTAGGGGAGAGCCTGAGCAGCTTCTTCTCCCTTGAGGAGAGCGAAAGTTGTTCATTGGATGGGGGCTTCTGTAGCTCTTGCGCTGAGTAGTCCCGATTGATTAACGGGCAGCTTTTGCTGCCCTTTGTTGTCTCTTTTCACCATCGTTTGTAATCAAAATGGCAGTTCAAGATTATTTCTCGGCAGTTGCTCGTAAGCGTCCTTGGCAGGCAGTGCCTGTCACCAAGGGGGAGTTTGTCAATGGCTCGGAAGAGACCATTTTCCGTGCATTGGCCATTCGTCATCTTGAGCTCCCCGTTAAGGACATGTTGCTGGAGGGGCTTGAGCGCGAGCTTCCTAATTCTCCTGGTCTCGTGGAAAGCATCTATAGCAACATCAAGGATGAGGAGCGTCATGATGAGGCTTTGAATTATGTTGCTGCTGCCCATGGAACGGATGAGAAGGCGGAGAAGGAAGCTTTCAAAATTCGCCAAGCATGGATTGATCACCCTGCCCATCCCATGGCAAAAGTGGCTGTGCTTGAGCGGAGCCTGTTCTTCACTATTCTTCCGTTCTTTCGTTTCAATGGAGACAAAGGGCTGCGCACTGTGGCAACGGACATTTCTCGCGACGAGATTTGCCACGCCTTTTGCCACACCAAAATCTGCGAAGAGGCTGGAGAGAAGTATGGCGAAAGCTTGAACAAACTGCGCAAGATGACTGCACTTTGGATTTATGACAGACTTGGCACGTCGTCCAACAAATATCTGGACAAAGATTTTTGGCTTCGCCAGAGTGATGCGTTGTTTATCAATGGAAGGGCTCCTGAGCTAAATGAGACTAGGGCCAGTACGGTTCCAGCTTTTTTTGAGACGAATGCGCTAAATTTGCCTGCCTACGGCAAGGCTTAGTGCTATATTGAGCAAGTTCCCGCTCTGCATGGTCTGGAAATTTCCGGGCGCCGCATCGGGCAGATAGAGCCTAAGCCTCTGAAGCGATTAGCTCTTGTTAATCGCTTCACGCTTAGGCCATCTGGGAGAGCACCTTGGCTTGGTGGGCGCGACGGCGTCAGAGGCGGTTCGATTCCGTCCTTCGGCAATGGTGGTTCGATTCCATCTTCTCCCCTCCATGATTTTGCTGCTATAGTTTCGAGACGGTGCAAGCTTGGCATGTGCCAAGGGCGTACCGTTCTCTCCCCTCCATTGCTCTGTCAGTGGAGAGCAGCCAGTTCTGAGGTCCGACGTTGGTTCGGGGTGCCTTTCCTGGTTTGCGTAATTCGCCCCCAAGCTTAGCTCTCAGACGGAGACCATTTTGTTGGCGCCAACAAATTGGTTTTTAGAGATGATGCTCAAACAGGGGGCTGCTGCCGCTTAAGTGTGTGGTACACGCTAGGCACATAGCCTAGAATCCTGTGGTTCGATTCCCAGAAGTGGTTTTCATGGCTCGCTATCGCATTGTTGAGAAGCCTTCTTTTGCAGATCCAAGTGAGCCCATTTTTGCTGTAGAGAAAAGGGTGTGGTTTTGGTGGGAATACGCTGGATTATTTGGTACGTTTGCGGAAGCTTTTAAGCGTGGTCTTGAGTTGCAAGAGGCGGATAGAAAAGGCGTGGTAAAAACAAAAGTGGTGGAGGAATTCAACTAATGATTCCTGCTCCAAGTCGTGAATTGGTGTTGAGGTGGATGGACGGCTGTGGCGGCTCTGACGTTGTAGATATTGTTCATCAAGTTGCCGTCAAGGCTTCTGCATGGGGCTGGATACAGCAAGAGACGGACAAGACTGCAAAAATATGTAATCGCCCTGACTGTCTAAAAGTTGGCGACATTTGGGAATTTGAGACAAAGGTAAAAGAGAGGGGAAGAATGAAGCTCAAAACAATGCAATGGCGCGTTGTTCAGTGGCACGCTGGAGAAATGGCTTGGCAGCTTCAATCATTAGATGGAAAATATTTTGAGTACTTGCTAACGTATGCTCCTCAATATGAAGCCATGAAATTTATCGGAACTGGAGAGCACACGTGATCAACTGCTGGCTCACATCGGACAACCACTTCTGTCACGAGAAAATGTATAGTTTTCTACGTCCAGACGGAGAGAAAGTGCGTCCATTTCAGAATTCGGAAGAGGGCGATGCTTTCATGGCGGAACAATGGAACAAGCGAGTGAAGCCCAAGGATCGCATTTACGTATTGGGCGACGTGGCGATTGCCCGTCGCGGACTGAAGATGCTAGAGCGGCTCAATGGAAGGAAAGTGCTAGTGCGCGGCAATCACGATATTTTCAAGCTGCAAGACTACGCGCAATATTTCGACGACATTCGTGGATGTTTTTATCACCATGAATTTATGCTGAGCCATATTCCTCTCCATCCAGAACTATTTGAACAGCGATTTAAAGGAAATATTCACGGACATTTACATTCTCATAACGTAAGAATGCCTGATGGAAGCTTAGATAGGCGCTATTTTAATTGTTGTGTAGAACAACACAACTTTGCGCCCGTCCATTGGGATGAGGCGATGCAATTCTTCTCCTCCGATGACCGAGCGCAGAACGTTCAACACGCCCTTGCGTGAGCCGCTCAATCCCATCATTTATCAATCGTTACGAGCCATTGATTGGCATAATGCCCAATATTTTCTCACCATGGACCAATGGCATCTTGAAAAAGCTGCCATCATTAGACAGTATGTCAGAGAGCTGAAGGCTTGGATTTATGAGCAGGAGGAAAGGGGCATGGAAACTATGGTGCTTGGCCCTGGGCGAAAAGGCGAGCAAGCATGATCACGAGGCAGACAAGGTGGCGCTCATCCGCACATTGATTTTTGCTTCCTATCTCATTACCAATTGCTTCATCATTGCCAATGCCGTTGTCCATTGGCCAAAAGAAAAGCCCGCCGTAGCGGGCTCTTGTCTTCAGCAATAAGCTCAGAACCAATGAGGCTTAGGCACGTAAGCAACGCCGCGATAGACGAGCGAAGCCATTTGTGCTTCACGCAGACGAGCTGCTTTCTCAAGCTGCTCTTTAATCAAAGCGAGAGGGTTCATGATGGTTCCCGATGATGCTGGTCCCGTTCCGTACCAGCTAGTCATGCGCCCCTTGCGGGGTGAACGTACCATCAGTGTAGCAAAGTGCCCGAAGCAGGATTCGAACCTGCGCTGGAGCGATTTTAAGTCGCTTGTCTCTTCCGCTGGACTATTCGGGCAGGGTGAAGTTGAGGGCGCTGAGCGGGGCTTCAATCCGCCTTGTACAGCATTTCAGAGCAGGTGGGCCTGCTCCCCTCTTCCCCTGGTACAGAACAATGGCGCCTGAAACCATTGTTCCTTGTTGAACTAACGCTGGCCAGCGTGCTTCGCGAAAGCTTCAAAAGCATAGCATGGTTTCGTGGGTTCAAACGTCATATTCTCTACAGGATTGATCTTGAGGATGAGCGCGGCAGTAGTCGTCAAAGCTGTCTTCTCCATCGTGAACAGCCTGCTCAAGCAAGGCAATTTGCTTGATGCGTTTGATGTGCGCCTGAAGCTTTGGCAGGAGAGTGGGCACATAAAGATGTTCAGCAGCAAGAAGCTGCAAAGCAGTTTGTCTGTTTGAACTGCCGCATTCAAGCAGGGACACGAGAAACTTTGCCTCCTGCATAGTTAAATCGTTGCTCTTCATTCCATAGCAGAACTATTGCTTGAAAATCATACTAGGAGATAAGGCTTTCAATCCAACCAATGTCATCATCTTTGCTTGCAGCAAGAATGGCACCTGCCATTGCAAACGCTAAGTCATCAATTCCAGAAGCCTTACCGCCAGTCACACTCCATTGTCCACTTGGTTTGTAGATAACAGTGAGGTTTTTGAGCTGCATAATTGCTTTCTCATGACGATATAAATTGATTTGTCCTGCATTGAACAATTCTCGCATCTTACTGAATGCTTTCATCTTGGAGCTAACAGTCCAAGTTAGTTCCGTGATGGGCAAATCGCTTGCCAAGCTTTGAATGGTGCCAGCGCTATTGAACTGGTCCATCACAATAGTGTCGAAAACATACAGGCGATGTTGCTCTTTAATCCAATCTTCCACTGCATTAATATTCACTTCCATTCGTCCATTAATTTCAAAGTCAGCCACGAAGGAATGAAACTTATCAACGACTAGCGTGCCATTCTCGTAATGCACAATACAAGCAGTGTAGTCGTCACGGCCAACGCCACCACGGGCGGGGTCAAGGGCAAGCACATAAGCTCCTTGGAATTCGGGACGTGGCGGTAAAGCCGCTCGACGGTCATCAATACAGGCATCAACAACATCGCTTGCAACAAGGGCTGAAAGATTGCTCGCGAATTGCGCCCCATATTCAACTTTAAACTTCTCAGGATCACGCTGTCTCTCTGTGTCAAGAAACTCTTGCGAAATGCTTGGGTTCATCTCCCACGTTGGGAGATTCACTGCTTGCATGAAAGGAAATCTTCCTGAGCTTGCTTCTTTGAAATGCTGGTAGAAAATACCGTCTGTCAACCATGGCGAAGAAAGCTCAAGGATGCGTCCTTTCCCTCCGAACTGAGCAATAGCAGGCGAGAGAGCATCGTAGATGCCACGTCCACCACTGTTTGCATCGCCTTCAGTGGCGAAGGCAAGCTCGTCAAACACTGCGCCTGCACAAGCAAGACCACGGGCAGCACGCCCTGATGTGGGGATAGCTTTGAATACGCAATTGTTGCTTAGCTCAATAATGTCAGCAGTTTCGCGGACGATTTCCTGAGCGAAGGGACTATCAAGAATGAGCTGACGAATGTTATTGAGAGCAATACGAGCCTGGTCTTGAGAGTTGGCGACGGTCACGATGTACCATTTCTCGCCTTTCCTGACGCGCCTGCGGTATTCATCTTCCAAGACGAAGCACATATAGACGCACGCCACTGCGGCCATGACAGTTTTGCCTGATCTTCGCCCAAGCGCCCACACTGCATGGCTCTTATCTGGCTGGAAGAAATTATCAAGAATCTTCGCCTGCCGAGGATAGAGATCCAGCTTTAGGGCGTGCTTGGAGAAGTCAGAACATTTCAGCATGGCGCAAGTCTACAAGAGGATGCAATTCAGAAGAAGGGACAAAATAAGCTGGTCTGCCATGAGCGGGATCTTTCTTCCATTGTTCCTGCATTGCATCTTCACTCTTTATCCAACCATGGAGAAGAGTGATTTTGTTTTGAATTGTAACCAGCACTAAAGTTTTCCCGGGCTTCTCGTCTAGTTGGCAGATGAGATCATAGTTATGACGAGAGCGTGTTTTCACGTCAATATTGGGAGGCAGATCAAAGGATCCGCGAATTGCTTCTGTTTCTTGATAGAGAAACTCCCGTAACTGGAGATAATCTGCCACTGCTAGTTCACCAGCGGCACCAAGCTTGTGAGCGAAAAGAGCTTTCTCTCCCTCTTTCGGGCCTCCATTGCGCCCTTTCAGGCCTTTTCTCTCATTGAAACGCTGCCTGCGCATGGCTTCCGTCCGTACAAGCTCCTTGTCTTCTTCGCTGAAATGGAAAACAATACCAAAGCTAGCCATAGTGTGCATGAGCTACGTGCCAATGTAGCCAGCTTCTAGAATAAAAGCAACACATCATGGCCATAAAGGAAGCTTATGGAAGGCGAAGCAATTGATCTCGGCCACGTTGGCAGTGGCGGAGTGAGGGCTGATGGACTCACAAACGTGCTCATTGGCATGGGCACTGGTCGCGACAAAAGCCAATACACTAAAACTACAGCCACAGTATTTCTGGCACAAGAAGAACTAGAAAATCTTTATGGTGAATGGCTTCCTCGTCGCATTGTTGATATTTATGCTGACCAGGCCACTCGAAAAGGCTTCAAAGTATTGTTTGGTGGCGATGGCGTTAGGGCTGAAGAAGTGCAAGGCATTGAGCAAGTAATTGAAGACCTCTACATCCTCGAACATCTCAACCTCGCAGCAAAGAACGCCCGCCTTTATGGGGGTGCTTGTCTACTTCTTTTTATTGACGATGGGCGTCCCGCTTACATGCCTGTCGATAAACGGAATATCCGTCGCATCGAAGACATTGAATGCTTGGACCGATGGCAAATTGCGCCCGTTATCAACGAAGAAAACCTCTACGACTATTCAAAAGCCACTTATTATCAGATCATCTCTGGAGATTTAATTAACCAGCCACAATTGTCCTACATTCACAAGGATAGGATTCTTCGCTTTGACGGGGATTGGCTTCCTTATCGCATTCGGCAAAGGAACTATGGATGGGGCATGAGCAGCTTGCAGACTGTTTATGACAGCTTCAGGCATTATTGGACGGGATTGAATTCAGCGGCCACGCTTCTCACTGAGTTTGATATTTTTGTTCATAAAGTGAGGGGCTTGGCAGCGATGCTTGCTGCTGGCAAGGAAAGTTCCATTCGTGATCGCCTGCAGGTGAATGATATGAGCAAAAGCATCTATCGCGGCTACGCGATTGATGCGGAGAAAGAAGAGCTTGAATTTATTAGTCGCAACTTTGGTGGCATTGGAGAAATCTTAGAAAAGCTGCGCGTTGATATTATTGGCGCCAGCAAGATTCCTCACACTGTTTTGTTTGGCGAAAGCCCGAGTGGTCTTGGTTCCACTGGTCGCAGCGAAGAGCGTGACTTTGCCAAGATGCTTGCTGATTATCAAAGCGTCAATTTCAAGCGGCCGATGAAGAAGCTGCTTGAATACATCATGCTCAGTAAAGAAGGTCCGACGAAAGGAGAACTGCCCGAATCATGGCGCATCTCCTTCAATCCATTGTTCGAGCTTAATGAGCGCGAAATGGCTGACGTACGGGCGCGCGTGGCGGCTGTAGACGGCCGTTACATCCAGCTAGGTGTGCTGAGTCCCAAGGAGGTGGCAGATGCCCGCTACGGCGGTTCTGAGTGGAGCATGGAGCTTACGCTTGATCCGTCCGTAGTGCGGGAACTTCCCACTCAAATTGGGGGTGGTTCCACTCAGAAAGGGGGTGACGGGAAAATGGCGGTGCCTCCTGGCGGTCGTGATCCAATGAACGAAGAAAATGGCACGCTTCCCATGGACGGAAACCGTGAAGTGCAAGACGTTGCTGGTCTGTTTCTGCCTCGTGATCTAGAGAAAGTTCGTGGTGACGTAACTTTCACTGACAAAGATCTGCATTCGCGGGCGGTGAGTGCCGCCAAATCTAAATTTAAAGTGTGGCCTTCTGCTTACGCCAGTGGTTACGTCGTACAACAGTACAAGCAAATGTACAAGAAGAAGCATGGCTCACTGAGCGGAGCTTTCAAGAGCGACGAACAGGAGCTTCATGCCGATGATCTTGATAAGTGGTTTAAGGAGAAATGGGTGAGGATTGGCGCTAATGGCGAAATCCTTGGTCCATGTGGTGCTCGCGAGGAAAAAGAAGGCAAGCCTAAATGCCTGCCGCAAGCCAAGGCGCAAGCCATGAGCAAAGAAGAGCGTCAAACAATTGTGGCTCGCAAGCGCAAAGCCGATCCTGATCCAGAACGTAAAGGCCCTGCTAAGAATGTGAGCAGCAAAGTGGATGCGCTTGAGCCCATGAAAGTGGAAGGTCTCATCCTTTCTGACGTGGACGAAGCATCGCTGATTAGTCCAGAAGACATTGACGCTGCATTGAATCAATGGAAGGAGGAAGCTCCTGAGCGTTTCAAGGATATTCTGGAGGCTGAAGATGCAAGGCCTGAATGATCTATCAACGTTCGCTGCCGCTCTTGAACTGCGTCTTGATGAATCATCATGGCGCTACGACCCCGTTACTGGCCGTTATCGCGGAAGTAACGGACGCTTCCTTAGTCAGTCTGCCGTTGAAGCTTTGGTTGATGGTCGAATTAACAAGCTTGGCACTTTGCTACGTCGTCTTACAAACATGCTTAGCAACGGCGATATTACGCTGGTTCAATGGCAGGAAAGCGTGAGGGAAGCGCTTAAGCTTGCACATGTACAAGCAGCAATTATTGGCAATGGTGGCAGGGACAATATGCAGGCTTCGGATTGGGGCCGCATCGGTCAACGCCTTCGTGCGGAATACCGTTATCTGGAGGGTTTTGCTCGCGATCTTCTGGCTGGGAGCATTTCTACTCCCATGGCTATTAGTAGGGTCGGCCTTTATGCTGCAGCTCTCAGGGGCACTTATTGGGAAGGAGCTACAATTCGCCAAGAAAAACAAGGCTATAGCTTGATGCGACGCATTCTTGACCCTCAAGCGAAGCATTGTGACGATTGCTTGCGTTACGCATCGAGGGGCACTGTTTCCATTGGGAGCCTTCCCATGCCAGGGCAACGTTGTGCTTGCATGAGCAATTGCAAGTGCAGAGTACAATACCTTCGTCAACAAGCGCCCGTCGTGGCGGTTTGAGCATGGATGTATTGGTTGGAAGCACAGGATTAATCGGAAGAGTGCTGCGCGAGCATCACGACTTTGGCTACCTTTTTAATTCCGAAAATATTCATTTAGCGCCATCATTAAAGCAGGATATCGACAGGCTTTATTTGGCTTGCTTGCCAGCAGAGAAGTGGAAGGCGAATCAAGCGCCGATGGCAGATTTCGATAATATGTATCACGTTTTGACAAAGATGAGGCTGTGGAGACCAAGGGAAATTGTTCTCTATTCCACTGTCGACGTTTATAGTCAAACTTATAAGTATGTGGAAAACTTTCCGGAAATCCATGGCATTAACTATGGTTCCACGCGATACATTTTTGAGCTGCTAATTAAGGCCACTTTCCCCGAGTCCATAATTACCATCATTCGTCTTCCCGCGTTGTTTCATCGGCGCATCAAAAAGAATGTTTTATTTGACCTTCTTAATGGCAAAAACATCGAAAAGATCAATGCCAATTCTTGTTATCAATGGTACGACTTAAGGGACTTATGGCTTCACACTGAGGCGTGTCAAAAAGGAGGAACGCATCAATGGTTTTCGGAACCCATTGAGACATTGGAAATTATTGAGAAGTGGTTCCCATGGGCAAAAACAATCGTTGATTGCGGGCCACGCATTGAATACAATTATGGTCCATATTTTTCCAGCAAAGAAACCACTCTGAAGAAGATGGAGGAATTTATCAGTGCTTGGAATTAGTGCTATTGGCTGGAAGGACGAGGAAGAGCATGAAATCTTGAGCGCCAATGCTGGCGCTTTCAATTTCATTGAATTAGTGCCATCCCGCATCTTTGCCAGGAACGAAGACTTTGGCGATATTGCCAAGCGCTACAGGGAAGACTATGGACTATGGGCATATTCGGCCCAGGCATTGTTCTACCACAGTGCAGTGCAAAGCTTTGAAGACACTGCTGCCACTCAAGAGCATTTGCTGCGAGTGGTGAAGCTTGGTTCGCTGATGGGCATCAAGCGCTTTGTTCTTGGTAGTCCTGCATTGCGCAGAGGAAGCCCCTCAAGCCTGATGGAAGCACTCAAGCGTATAGATTCAATTCTGGCAGCAAATGACGCCATCCTTTGCATTGAACCCATCGCCAAGGCATTCGGTGGAAAGTATTTTTATACAGTTGAAGAAATTGTCAATCACATTGATTTCTATAATCTGCGCAATGTAAAGACGATGCTCGACACCAATAATGCTTGGCTTCAGGGAGATAGCCCCACAAAAATTATCAAGCATTATTTCCGCTTCATTGCTCATGTGCATATCAGTGACACTGACAATGGTCCCATCCTTAATCAATATGAGCATAAACAAATCAAGCTTCTTCTCAATGCAAGTTCATATCAATATGGCATCACTCGCGAACTAACCAATGCCTCTAAGCATCATCGTGAATATCCTTTGTTTAGACAGCTTTATGGCTGAGCGATAATTTGCCTTGCCATTTGCTCAATGGCATAGATGCCCTGGATTTTGCCAGTGAAGAAGGAAAACAAATTGTCTTCTTGGCGCATTAGCGGAGTGCGATTGGCGCTGCTGTCTTTGGTTTTTGCTTTGATAGAAAGCGTTGGGAATAAATAGTCAAAGCTATCAGCAAAGTCAGTCCAGTAGCGCTCTACGTGCTGCTCAATATTGCGTCTTGCATCGTCCGCATTATCAAGCGAATTGCTAGGCATAATTCCATGCTTCACGTGACTCAGCGAGAAGCATTTGTCGTTGTATGGATAGATGGAAAATAGTTCGCCGTCAATGTAAGTGAGAGCGCCAAAAGGAAGAGGCTTTTTGGGGCGATAGATGAACATTGCCACTGCTTCAAAGAAATGAGAAGACAATGGCTCCAGGAGAGAGTTGTTGGTGCAATCAAAAACAAAGTCGTAATCCTGCTTTAGCGCTTGCAGATTGCATCGCTGAATCTTTTCCTTTTTGACCAGCGACTCTAGGCACCATTGAAAATACAGATTGGCTCCGATGGCATCAATACGCTTCTCGGAGGTGTCCAATAAAAGCGATGTGTGACTAAAGATCTGTGGATCTAACTGGGTATGCGGACCATTCCCGAAAATAATTGAAATGGTTTCAGCATCAAGAAGACTTTCATCTTCCGACACTGCGTAGTAATTATTCTCTACATCATGAACGAGATCGCCATAATCCTCCATGAAGCGCACAAAAGTGGTAGCGCACAATCGACGAGTGGCGGCATTCCTGGCGTAGTGGTAGCCGTAGTGCAGCCGATTTTGGTTGATGAAAGACGCTTCTGAAATGAGCGTATGGTTCTTTTCGTATAGCGTCACCTCCGCCTCATCGCGAAAAGCCATTGCCAAATGGCATCCCACCCAGCCGCCACCAATAATTGCAATGCGCTTCATCAGATGTCAATACAAAGGTGGGGCTGTACGCCTTGCCAATTGCTTTTGGCTTTGGCCAGTTCTAGCTGAGGGAAGTATTCGATACGACGCTGCATACCAGTGCCATAGGGATCTGCGTGCCCTTGATAGTTCCATTCGTCCGGGCCATGCTTGTCTGGATGATAGATGTGGCAAGGCACGTCCTGGAGCTTCCAAAGCATGTAGTCCTCGTTTGGCACTCCCCATTGCTTCCATTGCTGCAGAGCTTCTGGCGAGCTATCCAAGTTTTTGATGGCCATCAAACGCTCCTTGTGGCGCATAAGGTAGTCGTAGCGGTAAAGGCCGATGCTCATGGAAGGCGTGTGCTTCATTGCCACTTTCTCTGGCACCTCCACTGGCGGTTCGTAAGCGAGCTGTCTAAACGTGGGGCCTGCAATGCAAGTGTCGTGCAGGAGAAACCAATAGGGACTCTCCATTGAATGCTCAACAATCTCAATGAGCGGCGTGTATTCAAAGGAATTTTGCTGCGTCAGCAGCATTGGCACGTCTTTGTAGCTGGTGAAAGCCCTGACGGTTTGCCCACCATTGACAATCAAAATCTCCTCTGGCTTTAGTCCAGCAGCAAGCAAGCTGGGAATTATCACGGGAATAGTATGTGGAGCAAACTTCTTGCACGTACTAATACAAAAGCGAATTGAGCCTTCTGGAAGTGCCATTATTGCGCTGCGTGTCATGCGTTACAATGAGGTGGACTAGCGAGTTTGCCGCTCCTAGTCCGCGATCAACTCACCCAGAATGAGCCGATGCTGCACTGTAAACCACTTCCTCCGCTTTGTCGGATTCGACATCTTCTTGCGTTGAGAAAAGATGGAATCTTGATCTGGAAAAGACCCACCAGTAACAGGGTGCGTCCAGGTCAAGTGGCAGGACGATGGAACAAGGGCTACAGAGTGGTGAGTATCGATGGGCATAGCTATGGTATTCATCGAATCGTTTGGGCTCTGTCAAATGGGATGGATCCTGGCGACCTTGAAATAGACCATAAAAATGGAAACCCGTCTGATAATCGCCCTTGCAACTTAAGAGCATGCACTAGGCAGCAGAACACGTTAAACGTCAAGATGAGATCGGACAACACGAGTGGTGCAAGGGGAGTCTCTTTCGATCCTTCGTCAATCAAAAATCCTTGGAGGGCATATATTCGCAGTAAAAGACTTGGTAGATTTCCAAGCAGAGAAGCCGCTATGGACGCATTATTGAAGGCTGTTAGATGCGATCAAGACCTGGCTTTTTACTACAAAGAAAAAACGGACTAAGATTGCGGGAGTCTTGTGATTCCTATGAAAAAGATTCTCTACGCAGGTGATGTCGGAGTACAAACGGGATTTGGGCGAGTTGCCGAATACCTAATTCCAGCGCTCGCGGAGGAATATGAAGTACATGCGTTATGCACCAACTGGCACGGAGACCCTTCTCCTATGCAGCAGCATTGCAAAATGTATCCAGCAATGGCGCATGGGAATGATCCTTTTGGGTCTCATCGTATTGCGAGCGTAATTCAAGCAATAAAGCCGGATCTGGTATGGATTACAAACGACATCTGGATTGCATTGAGTCTATGGGAAAATGCCAAGCCACTTAGGGAGAAGCTTGGCTTCAAATGGTTTGTGTACACTCCTATTGATTCGTATGGATTGTTCCCAAATCTCACTCCCCCAATGATGGAATGGGACGGCTTGGCCACTTACACCAAATTTGCTAAAAAAGAACTAGAGATCATGGGTTATACAAAGCCCATTCGCATTATCGGTCACGGCACTGACTTCACCAAATTCTTCCCGATGGACAAGAAGGAGTGTCGAAAGATCTTGGGAGTACCGGACGATGTGTTTGTTGTCTTTAACGGAAACAGAAATCAACCCAGAAAGCGCATTGACCTGACGATTAAAGCCTTTATCAAGTTTGCCAAGGACAAAGATGATGCTCGCCTTTGGTTGAACATGGGAGCAAAAGATCTTGGCTGGCCAATCATTGATCTCTTCAAGCGAGTGGCACGTGACGAAGGGTTTGATGCCACTGGCAAGCTTATTTTGACAAGCCCGCACTATTCAGTGGGCAATTGCCTCCCCATTGAACAACTCAATCAAGTGTATAACGCTGCTGATATTGGCATTAACACTTGCATTGGCGAAGGATGGGGCTTGGTCAACTCAGAGCATGGTGCCACTGGTGTGGCGCAAGTGGTTCCTGATCATACGAGCTTGGCTGAAATCTTTGATGAGATGCCTCGCATTGAATGCAATGCCAGTGAAACCGACAGAAACTATGGGCTTGAGCGATTATTGCCAGACCCTGAGTGCGCCGCCGATATCCTCACTTATTACTATGAGAATCGCGACATTTTGAAGCAGCATGGTCAATGGTGCTATAACCGTCTCCACGAAGAGCCCTTTACTTGGCCCTATATTCAGCAGCAGCTCAAGGATGCAGTGAATGAAACACTAGCTGTCAAGCCTGCGGAGCCTGAATTTAAAGGCTTTGGCACTCCCGCAAAAATCGCCTGATCGCCATGCAGATTTCACAAATCTTTCTTTCCACTGATCCAACGGAAGAGCTGAGCCCATTTCTTAAGCACGCCACTGGCACCATTGATGCGTGCTTCCCTAGTGCGGAGCATGTCATTTACAGCGATGCTTCACTGCGTGCTTTTATTGCAGAGAACTATGGTGAAGAAGTGGTGTGGGCATATGATTGCTTGGTGCCATTTTCTTACAAAGCAGATCTTGGGCGGTTTTGCTTGTTAAACAAACTTGGTGGCTGGTATTTTGATGTTGGCGTGAGGGCTTTTAATGCAGTGGATCTTGGCGACCGCATTGAATTCTTGGCCTTTCGCGATATTCAACGCTTTAGTTATACCAGTTGGGCGTGTGCTACGACTGTGCTCTATTCCAAGCCTGATAACCAAGCTTTGCAGACTGCCATTGAAATGATTGTGGCAAATTGCAAAGAGCAATACTATGGCATCACGCCACTGTGCCCCACTGGTCCAACATTGTTGGGCAAGGCGCTTGCTATTAACGGAAGTCAAGCCAATTTTGTCTATGGCGACTATCTGGAACTCACTCCCACGTATGGTCAAAAGAACAGAGGGTTTGTCTTGCCTGATGGTACGATCATGGCTTGGAGCAAGCCTGCAGGAGGCGGGGACTTGACTGGTCTTGGCGCTAAAGGTGTGAACAATTACAACGAGCTTTGGTCCGCGAGGAAAGTGTATGCAGCCGTCTGATTGCACCATCTATGCCGTGTGCATTCCTGGTGAGAAAGTGCGCTATGAAGCCCGCTCTTCCATTGTTCCCATTATGGGAGGAGCATATACTTTGTCGAGCGAGGAGCGTGAAGCGCTCCGCTTACAGGGCTATGTGTTTGATGATGAGAATGCTTCCCTTTCGCGGCTTAATAGCCGATGGGGAGAGCTGTCTTGTATTTCTTGGATGATTCTCAATGCGAATGAGAAAAACATTGGCAATGCGCAATACAGGCGTAATTGGCTAGAGCCAAATGATCAATGGTACGACGAAAATACGTTGTATTTTCCCGAGCCTGCACTGTTCAATTGCACGCTGGAGCAGCAGTTTTATGGTGGACATTCAGCTTTTGACGCTCCTGTCATCACTAGAGAACTTGCCGATTCCGGGAGTTGGATTTTCTCTCGCGAAGAAATTGATGCCATTTGGAAGCAAAATAGCTTTATTGGCTGCAATATGGCACGAGGAGGCAACGTGCAATACAAGCAATTCATGAGCGCTCTGTTTGTCGCGCTTGCTCCCATTTGGCATAAGCACGAAGAGCAGTTTCTTCGTATTGGAGGCTATGACAAGCGAGCGTTGGCCTTTATTGCCGAGCGTCTCATCACTGGCATGGTTTTGTATCGTGACAAGCTTTTCCCTGGCATGAACATTGCCACTGCTCCGATAGGATTCATCCATTGATTATGCTTAAGGAAAGCATTTAGCGCTATGACCAAGAAGGAAAAGCAGGCAAAAATTGCCAAGGTGATGCGCGAATACAAAAGCGGCAAGCTGAAGAGCAGCAGTGGCGAAGCCGTGAAGAGTCCGAAGCAAGCACTAGCAATTGCCTTGTCTGAAGCTGGCATGACGCGCAAGCCAAAAGAAGACATGAGCGACGAATACTATATGGGCTTCTTTAAGGAGATGATTGGCGAAGAGGAAGAAGAAGAGGAAATGGATGGGAGCTGCGGAAAAAAGCGCTGAGGGGAGATGCTGAGAGTTTCTCCCCTCCCGCCGCCGTGCGAAGTGCTGCCCGTCGAGGGTTGGAACTGCGCAAGAAGCACGGCAAGGGCGGCTTAACAACGCAGGAGGCAGGCAAACAAGGTATTGGTAGCGGCGTTGCCAGGGCTGGTGATTTGGCTGGTGGCAGCAAGATTAGCTATGCCACAATCAAGCGTATGTCTGCATTCTTCTCTCGGCATGAGAAGAATAAAAGCGGTGGAGAGAACGATGCTGGATATATTGCTTGGCTGCTATGGGGAGGAGATGCCGGGAGGGCATGGGCTAAACGCATCATTAAGATGGTAGAAAGTCGTAATACAGGCCAATGAGCGAATACGTACGCGTCATCGAACAAGAAGATGAAGGTATTGGCGTGATGCAGGCTTTGGCCATTCTTTCTGCTAACGAACACCGCAATACTTCGCGATGGGAACTAGTGGAGAAGCAATGCTTCAAGAATGGTCGTCTCGATGAAACTCACATCTATGTGATGAGCGTCTACGAAAAGCCCGACCCTCATTTCGATCCGACTAAGTTTCTTACGTTTGAAATTGAGGCAATGGCGAAGTCATACATTATGGAGGGCATTGAAGATCAACTTCGCGACCTTCGTGATGATGACGAGGACGAGGATTAATCCCTTCGCGTGTTGAGAATGAACGAGGGATAGCCCATCAGCCACAATACGCTTATTCCATAGAGACCACTGAGAGTGCGAATTTGCACGCAATCCGGAGCCAGTTCAGCGCGTTCCATTCGTGAATAAGAGCTTTGACTTGTATGCAAAGCTTGAGCTACGTCTTTCTGAGAAAGCCCGCTATTAAGGCGGGCTTCTTTAATGCGAGAAGCAATCAGGAGACGAGCTTGCTGATGAGGCATCTTAAGCACATCCACATCACTTTTCTTGAGCAGCATCATCGTTTTAGCTCCATCCGTTTAGCCGTCCACCCCTTGTGGTGGCGGCGTTCACCTTTTGCAACTTTGTCTATATTTTGATGCGTTAATTTATGGTCTCTGCAAAATTGCCTTAAATTGATTGTCACATGAATACTGCCACTGGGGGACACAAGCTTATAGAAGAAACCTTTCGATCCAGCCCTTTGACTCTTCGAGATTTTTGAACGGCGCTGCTGCTCTTCGGCTGGCGTAAGCACTTTTGTCAAATCACCATGCCAGCAAAAGCGAGATGAAGTCTGCTTGGCTTGATTTGCAAAATGCGGATTTTTGCCTACTTCGTAAAAATCATGAAGTATTACTTCGTGTCTTAACGCCTCTTCTGCCGTATCAAAAACACCGAGAACAATTTTATTTGTAGGCTTAAAAGTCTTGTCCTTAAAGCTGCCCATGTATGGATCTTGGCTTGGCGGAACCTTGGATGAGCGCTTGCCAATATAGCCTCGGCCCCACTCCTCGTACGAGTAGTAGACGTAATGCCAGCGCCTCTCCATAGTCAGTCCTGAATAACTGTACAAATCATAAACGATGTTTGTTGGTAAAGTTAATATATGGACACCTTAAACGGCTTCCGCTACGACGTTTCCACCATCCAGAACTACACGTTCACGGATGAGGGCTATTTGCGTGTCAAAGCGCGGATAGCACGCACTGGTATTCAGTCTTATACGGATGCGAACGGAGGCGTCCGCTTGGAGTACAGGCCCGAAGAGGAAGTAGCCGCCATTGAGGCGCTAGATAGTTTTCGGGAAAAATGTGTCACAAAAGAGCATCCTCCGGTGCTTCTTGACGCATTGAACACAAAAGACTACGCAGTTGGTTTTACCAGCGCGGACGTCTCCTACTCCGATGGCTTTGTTGAAAGCACTCTGACTGTCACGGACAAAGAGACAATCGACTCAATCATGCGCGGAGACGTGCGTGAAGTATCGTGCGGCTACAGGGTGGACTATAGCCCCGAACCAGGAATTACTTCTGATGGCCAACATTACGATGGCATTCAGCGGAACATTCGTGGCAATCACGTTGCTATTGTCAACAGGGCTAGAGGTGGGGCGCAAGTGCGTCTCATGCTTGATTCAGCGGATGCCGCTGTCGAAGACCTTCTATCCTCTACAGGAGTAAAAATGACCGCCAACATTGCGTTTGACGGCGTTTCGTATGAGGCTGATGCAGCTCTTGCTGCTGCTATCGCTGCCGAGCGTGAAGACGCGAAAGGTAGCTACGCCGATATGAAGCGTCAATATGAAGATGCCATGGCACAAGCTGAAAAGCTTAAGTCCGAAATGGACGCCATGGAAAAAGAAATGAAGGGCAAGTGTGATTCCGCTGAGGGTCGCGCTGATGCTCTGGCTGAACAAGTGGAAGAGCTTTCCGCTGAACTCGCTGCTGCCAAGGAAATCAATCTTGATTCCATGGTGGAAGAGCGTGTTGCTCTCATCGAGAAGGCTAAGCCTGTTCTTGATGCAGCTTATGCTTTCGCTGGCAAAACTGCCCGCGAAGTGATGGTTGATTCCATCAAGGCAGTGCGTGGTGACGAGCTTGATCTTTCTGAGAAGAGCGACGACTACGTGCAAGCAATGTTTGACACTCTCGCTGAGGGTCGCAAAGATTCTGCCACCACTGATGAGCTGCGCAAAGCCGTAGCTTCCATTGCTTCTCCCGTTTCTGCTCCTTCGTCCTACATGGACATGCTGCAGAATGCTTGGAAGAAGCCCCTTTCCATCTCCAAGGAGGCTAAGTAATTATGGCCGTAACTTTCTCTGCTTCGGGCACCGCCTCCGCTGGTGGCGTGCAACAGGCTTACAGCCTCGCGCATGCTGCACTGCTGGAAGGTCAACTGTCTGACATCCGCGACAACACCATCGGCACCTACGTCAACGAGACTGGCGCTGTTGTTCCCTTCGGCAATCTGGCTGTGTACAACACTGCTGGTACCATCGCCAATTCCGCCACTACCATTTCTGGCGCTTCTGACACTGTGCTGGGCGTCAACGTCCTCACCTACGTTGATGAAACCGCCCTCGACAGCAACAGCCGTCCTGGTGTGAAGGATAAGCAAGCCATGAACGTGGCTAACGAAGGTGCAGTGGCCGTCTACGTGACCGGCGCTGTTACTCCCGCATCGCCCGTGCGTGTGCTGTATTCCGCTAGTGGCACTGGCAAGGCTGGTCAGTTCTCCCATGCTTTTGCATCGGGCAAAACTGTGCGCCTCGCTAACGCTCGTTTCCTCACCTCCACCACTGGCAGCGGCCTCGCTGTTCTGGAGCTGAATGGTCCGAGCTTCACCCTCTCTGCTGATTCTTGATAGGAGGCTCTTAACAATGTCTGAATTCCGTATGGATGATGCGGGGCTGTTCCTTGAGCGTCAGCTTGAGTACATTCGCCCCCAAGTTTTTGAAGTGCAGTATGCGGATATTAAATATCCCACTGTTCTGCCCGTCACTGCTGAAGCTGGTCCTGGCGCCCAGACCTTCACCTATCGCATCATGGACTCCACTGGTGAGTTCCGTCTGATTGCGGACGCTGCTGATGATCTGCCCCGTGCTGACATCAGCCAAGTGGAGAAGAGCATCAACATTCGTTCCTTCGGTGGCAGCTTTGGCTATACCGTGCAGGAACTGCGTGCTGCTCAAATGGCCAATATCGCCCTAGAGCAGCGTCGTGCTGCTGCTGTGCGTCGTGCCTATGAAGAGAAAGTGGAAAGCCTTGCTTTCTTCGGTGAAAGCTCTGTGGGCCTCGCTGGTTTCTTCAACAACTCCACCGTGGACGTGGTTGCTGCCGATAAGTGGTTCACCACTACTGGCACCACTGCCCAGGAAATGCTTGAGCTGCTGAACTATGGCGTGACTGCCATTATCAACGGCTCCAAGATGAAGGAACAGCCCGATACCATTCTGCTGTCCTACGCGGATTACAACAAAATCAGCACCACTCGCAACTCCGATTCTTCGGACGTGACTGTGCTGGAATATTTCCTGCGTACCAACCCCTACATCCGTAACGTTGAGCCCATCAACCAGTTGGAAGCCGACAACAGCGTGCTGAATACTGACCGTATGGTTGTGTACAAGCGCGATCCTGAGAAAGTGCAACTGCACATTCCTCAACCTCTTGAGCTGTTCCCGCCTCAGCAGCGTGGTCTGGAATTCATCGTTCCTGCTCATGCCCGCGTCGGTGGCGTTGCTCTGTACTATCCCAAGAGCATGATCTACGTGCAGGCCTCTGCCTGAGGATAGTTAATCAAGAAGAGGGGCGTTAAGCTATTAGCAATTGTTTCTCTTGAACAATGCTGATTGCTTATCGTCCCGAACTTGAAAATCCCCCTCGTGATGCAGGGTTTGGCATTATTACCAAGAGCGGGCTCATTCAACTGACGCCTGGTCTTAATCAGGAAATTCCTGATGAGAAATGGAAGGAAGCGAAGGAAAATGGTACGGTCAAGAAGCTTCTTGCCATTGGCGCCATTGAAGAAATGAAAGAACAAGTGATGGTAGAAGACCTGCCTGAAAATGTTCAAAGCCTTAGCGAACTTCCCCTCACGCAAGCCATTCGTGCCATTGAACTCATCCATGATCCAGATCGTCTGGGCGATTGGAAGAAAATTGAAGGGCGCGTCCGCGTGAGGAATGCCATTGCAAAGCGCGTTGAAGCTATTCGCATTGGGAAGGCCTGATTATGGCAGTCACCTATGCAAGCTTTCTTGAGCGCTTTCCTGAATTCAGCCCACATCCATCTGGCATCGTCAATGGCGCCATTTCAGAAGCTGCTTACGATGCTTCTAGCGATGTGTTCGGGGATCAAACTGATAGGGCTGTAAAGTTCCTTGCTGCTCATATCATTGCCATTCAACTTGCTCAAATGGGCATTCAAATTGGTGCCACTGACGGCAAAGTATATGGCGAGGGGCTTGATGCCACTCAATACGGTCAGGAGTTTAAACGAATGACCAACAATCTTCCTCTTTCTTCTGTTGGGTTTGTCGTGTGAGCAATTTCCTGGAGCCACTTGCAAATGCCACTTTGGTGTTTAGTGTGGCTTCGGGCTATGCGCTTGACAATGAAACTGGTAATTACGTGCCAGTGGCAACGGGCGTTACTTTCTACGCCACGTTGAAGCAGAAAAACAATCCACGTTACGACCAACTACTTGGGGCTGACATGACTGCCGTCTATATGGAAGGCAGAATGACCAGCCCTCTTACTTTGTCTGGCGTTACTGTGGGCGATTCTGCTCAAGCCACAATCAACGGAAGGGAGGGAAGGTTTGAACTGTTGCCGAATGAACAAATTGCTATTCACTATTGGCAGTTCTTAGGCACGCCAGTCAGGGGAATTTTTAGACTGATTGGCAAAGGAAGCGTGGACAACGCTTAATTCTCTTCTTCCATTGAGGAATTTCTCATGCTCTACCATCCCACTGAGCTAGTGAAGAGCCAGGACGTGATTGTCCGCGTTGGCTCCATTGGCGGCACTTCTCGTCCCATCATCACTCAAAGCGGCGCTACTTTCACTGTTAGCGGCGCTCCGACTCTCTACACTCTGCAAGCAGCCACCACTGCTTCTGTTGCCTTCAACGATGGCAACCAGGAATTCTACCTGCTGGGTGGCGGCGGTTTCGCTGATAGCGTGATTACTACCAGCCAAGCAACTGCTTCTATCACTTCCTACTTCCAGAAGGATGTTGATGGTACCGTGTTCCTGCCGAACAGCTTTGATGAAGCTTTCCAAGTGGTAAGCGCTAGCCGTTACGACAAGAACCACGAAGTGTATGTGGAAATCAACAAGCAGCTTGGCGCTTCGGGCAACACTTACTATTACGATCGCGTGGCATTTGTTGCTTGCGTGATGAACTACAACGAGAGCTATCCTGCTGACAACCTCGTGGAAGTGACTTTCGATCTGACCAGCCGTGGTCGCATTGGTATCCACCAGAATGCTTCGGAAACTGGCAGCATCATCCCGACTGCTCCTAATTCCTGATTCTTTCATTGAATCTTCGCTAGCCTGTCTCCTATGGGGGCAGGCTTTTTAATGAACATTTCTCAGCTTCGCGATACGATTACTACGCTTCTTTCTGCGTCGCCCAACTTGATTGGCACTTATACGCTGCCTAATAACTCAACGATTCCTGCCGTGTATGTAGTGGGAAGGCAAAGCGTGCCAAAGGAATGGAAGGTGAAAGGATTAGAAGTGACCATGCGAGAGTTCCCAGATAGGCTCCCTCGCGCAATGGTAGGCATGGTGCAAGTGAATCAACTGTGGGAAGTGAGGCTTGCGCAGTTCACGCCTAACAGTACCACATTGAGTGATGCGATGGAAAGAATGGTTAGACGGTTTCCTGACTCCACGCCATCGTACTTTCCTGGCGATGACATTGCTTATGAGCAATGCAAGTTTATTGTTCCTGATCGCATCGTCAAGCAGTTGTATCCAGCAATCTAATGGCAGCGATTATCACTGGCGGCAACCTCGTCAATCCTGAAGATATTGTCAATAAGCTTGCCAAGGCTTTTGAAACTTGGACTCGCTTTGATGTGAATGATCATTTCCGAGACGAGTTTCTTGATGAGAAGTGGGACTATGGCAGGGACACCAAAAGAAAGAACGGGACGCTCATCCCTGCTGGTCAGCGCGACATTTACGATTTAGGAGAGCTTTACAAGAGCGGAAGGGACAGCTTTGACATCTCCCTGTCACCATCTAACGCTGAAGCAAGCTGGAACTGGGATGCTACGAATAGCAGTGGTCAGCCTTATGCTCGTTATGTTCATGATGCGCTAAGAGGAACAAGCGTGCCATACGCAAGACCGTGGACTCAAGACATTGCCATTCCAAGCCGATTTGAACAAAGCATGGTAAAACGACAACTTCTGGCCCGCATTCGCACGGCAATGGGCAAATGAAGATTGACTATTTATGGAGCGCAGACAACACTGTTCATGCCATTAATTGCTTAGTTGATGGCGCCGCCTTGGAAGTTGGTATCCTTTGCCTTGTTTCTTGCCGAGAAACCACCATTAGAATTAGCAACGACAATCATTCAATGTTGGTTGAAGTGCCACCAGAATTTCGCTCTTCTCATGAGCGAGTGAAGGTGTTCAACGCATTGCTTAACATTCTTGATCATGAGCAAATACAGCTTTCTGGTTCAGACCAAAACTGAAGGTTATTTTGAGCTGCTGCCTGAAATTCGCCTGAAGAAATATGGCAGTTGGCTGGTCGCCGAATCCATTGAACAGGAGGAAATCAGCAAGCTGCAAAGCCAGGCTACCATTCGTGCCGTTCAGCTTGCCAAGCGTATTGCTGCATCGCGGGAAATTCCTCTTGATGAGGCTTTCGCGCTCCTGCAAGGCGGTGGTTCCATCACTGAAGCTGAACTGCTTTCTGAGTTCACTGAAGAGACTCTGAGTATGATCACGAGCGGCTCGTCGGTGGAGGCCACCAATGCTCGTATGGTCACTGCTTTTATTCGTTCTCGCGGGCAGGGTTTCATTGATAACGAATGGCAGGATCTTGGTGATTGGGAAATTGAAGACACCAAAAACCTGCCGCGCAAAGCCATTGCGAAAGTAGTGGAATTTATTGCTGAAGAGCAGAATGCTGAGACACAGGAGGCCGTAGAAGCAAAAAAAGCGACGAAGAGGAATGGTCCTCAGTAGCAGAAAAGCTTGAAGCGCAAGCAAGAAAGCAGCTTAAGAGCCTGACGGATTGGAACGAAATCTATTTCAGGCTCTCAGCTTCTGACTTTAAAGACGAGCGATGGAGTGCCAATAATTTTGGCCTCCAGAGGCTCGATGACGTTAAACGTGCCCTGAAATATTTAGATAGGCATGACGTTGCAAAATACAACGTCAGTAGTGTTGCCGTAGCCAAGCTTGGTACTATGGCAGCAGGAATGATGGCGGGCAAGAAGAGTAAGGTGAAGCCTGAAGATTTCTTGCCGTTCGACACGAAGCAGCTCAAGAAGGAAGATGGCGTGACAGACGCCAGTTTGATTGTGCTTCAGCGTTTGATGAAAACGAGGAGGATGGACGGAAGAGTGATTGCGTTACTTGCTGATGAGCTAAAGGCTTTTGCTGGGCGCAATCAGGAACAATGATTATAGAATGAAGAGAACGTAGGCATATAGGCAAATGGCTCAAGACGCCGAATTGAAGCTGAAGGTAAGTCTTGACCTAGCGTTCTTTAGACAGCAATTAAGCACGATTGGCGCTCAGCTTGGCGGGCAGTCGCTACAGCTTAATATTCAGTTCAACAAGAAGAGCATTGCAGATCAGTATCGGCTTCTCGATACTTACCTTAGTCGCAAAACTTTTAAGGTAAAAATTGAGAGCAATACTCTTGATACTCTCGTTGATAAAGTAAGCACATTTAAGAAGAATCTCATTGCCTTAGGGAATGAAAAGATTGACTTGGCGGTTAATGTAACAAGCAATATCGACGAGACTCGGAAGAGTATCAAAGACAAGCTTACTTCCGTTGAAGTTAAAACACAACTTGCCGACCCCGTAAATGTTGACGACTTCATTCGTGGCGTAGCGAAGAAAGTCGACGACCAGGTGAAGAAGAGCTATGCAGCGGGCGGCGTTCCCATCGCCACAAAGCTTGCATTACCCGGCATCGCGGATCCGCTAAAAGCTCTGCAGAAAAATTTAAACCAAAAAGATCCACTACGAGCAAAAATTAGCACAACGCCGTCAATCTTAAAGGCAGATGTGACGGCATTTAAAACTGCCGTCGGTGAAAAATTCAAGGACATCACTGTAAAGATTAGAGCTGAGCTTGACACGGCTACTACTACCGCGCAAGGCGCCACTGCTGGACCTTCTCGTACTTTCTTGCAGGAGCTAAAAGACTTAGATAAGGCAACCCTTCAAAATATTTATGGGGCCGCTGGCAAAGATGCGCTACTGGCGTTTGATGAAGGAATCATTAATAACAAAGCAAAAATGGTGCAAGCCTTAAGCAAGGCAGCAGAAGACGCAAGCGCTGGCTTTATTGCCGCGCTTGAAAACAAAAAGGGCGCTTTGTTCAAGGCTGCAGGTGAATACGGCGGCGCACTACTTGGCGGCTTGAAAAAGACCCTGAAGATAGCCTCTCCTTCGAGAGAGATGTTTGATATTGGCGACGATGCGGGCAAAGGCTTTGAACTTGGCCTGCTGAAAGCAATGCAACTAGCAGAGAAGTCTGCCACCAATCAAATGCGACGGATGTTAGACCGTCTCGCTCGTATGGCGCTCATGATGGGAGGCATGAGTGCGGATGTAATCAACAAACAAGTTGCACAGTCAAGAGCCCTACCCGGTATTAATTTTCCGGCGACTGTACCGCCTAGCCAGGGCATTCCCATTGGACCATCTTCTACTGGCAGAACTCTTCCTGCTGGTCGTGCTGCCGCTGGACTGATTGGAGCTGCGCAGGCTCCTGCAGGGTTACTGCCAAGCGTAACAACGCAAGGCGGACTTACCACTGGTCTTGAAGCTTTAATTCAATCATTGGTTTCTCAAACTCGAGGGAGGGGACAAGAGGGGCCTGGCGCCATTGTTTCCATGGAGACAGGATTTATTCCTGCTATGCGCGAACGCTTTGCAAAAGCTGCAGAACGCTATTTGTTTGGCGTTGAAACACAAGTGATGGACTTGTTCGATGCTGCGTTGAGACAAGTGGAGTCTGCAGTTGATTTGCACATCGCAAAAATTCAAGGGCAGATTTCGCAAAGGATGAGAAGCGCGTTTTCCGTGGTGGATCTTGGCGTGCAAGGACGACCAATGCTTCCTGGCGCCGCCACAGGACAAGCGCCTCTAATGCTGCCTTCTGCAGGCGGGACTACGCCTATGGGTCAAATGCGTTTTAACGCAGTTCGCACCGGTGAAGTTATTCCGCCTACACCATTGATGCTTCCGCCTGCTGGGGGGACAACTCCTCGTAATCAAATGCGTTTCAACGCAGTAACATCTACCAGCAGACAAGGCGGTGGCTATGTCCCTCCTGGCGGCTTTCCAGGAGAGAGCATGCTTGGCGGGCGACAAGGCGAAGCTACGTTTATTGGCGCTGGCAGCCAAATGGAAAAATTCAAGACTGGATTAGATGTGGCAAGTCAATCAATGAAACAGTTTCGCGCATCTCAGATTCCTCTAGTCGGCGGATTGAAAGAAATCGCGAGCGAGTTTGGTTTTGCTGTTAAGCAAGTCTTGTTGTTTGGCACCGCCTATAAGGGGCTCGCTTTTGTTCAGAGCCTGCCAGGGCAAATTCTTAATGCGGCAAAAAGTCAGCAACAATATAACAACGCCCTTCAAACCGCCACGCAAGATACTGGCACTTTCGCGAAAGAGCTTTTATATGTTGACAATGTACAGCGGGCATTTGGTTTGAATCTTGAAACTACACGCACTGGTTTTACCAGGCTTTATGCCTCTATGGCGCCTGCAGACTTTGATTCTGGCTCCATTGAAAAACTTTTTACTGGCATTAGCGCTGCCACTGCCGCTTTGCAACTGACGCCGGACAAAGCCGATCGCGTCATTTACGCCTTCGGGCAAATGGCAAGCAAAGGTCAGATTATGAGTGAAGAGCTTAAGGGACAGTTGGGCGATGTGCTACCCGGCGCGTTAGCGCTTTTTGCTGATGCGGCTGGAATGTCAGTAAAAGAATTCAGTAAGGCAATGGAAGATGGAGAATTTGTTGGCAGCAAGTTTAGAGATACATTTGCAAAAGTAAGCGATGAATTGATGAATCGCTTTGGTAGCGGAGCGCAAGCTGCTGGGCGGTCGTTACAGGGCTTGCTAAATACCGTCCAGGGTGATTTTACTCGTACGCTTGAGAGTTTTGCGCCATTGGCCAATGCTGCTGCTCAAGCCATCTTGATGCCACTTTCGTCGTCCTTATCCCAACTCAGTAAAGCGGCGTCTGTAGCTTTTGGCGAACAAGATAGAGTGAGAAAACAATTAGAAGATGCGAAAGCAAGCAACGCAAATGCTCAAAGCATTGCAGCGCTTGGAGCAAAGCTTAGTGAACTAAATGCTGCGGCAAGGGATCCAGCGATTGCCAACCAGGCCAAGGATATTGAAAAATTTGTCACGGAAGTCACGAAAGCTGCAAGAGCTGTCAGCGACTTCACCAGTGGAATTGGAAGCATTTTAGGGCCAATTTTTACGACCCTTGGAACTAATTTAACTGGCGTAGTAAACACTCTTGGAGTGTTAGCCCTGTCCTTCGCAGCCACTCGCGCTGCAGCGATGCTGGCAATGGGCACTTTGACCACCATGAACGCGGTAGTTAAAGCGGGTGCAACTATTAGCACTATTGCTGCCGCGCGAGCTACTATCCTGGCTGGCGTGCTTGGACTTGTGGGAGTAAAAGCCACTGGAGCGCAGGTGGCGACGATTGGATTTGGAGTGGCAGTGAAAGGATTACTGGCTTCCACTGGCATTGGCCTGCTCGTTGTACTACTTGGATCGGTGGCTACAGCATTTTTGAATGTTGGCAACAAAGCTGCCGAAGCTGCGGAAAGAACAAAGACTGCGATGGCCAAGATGCAAGATGCCATTAGGACTGGCAATGTAGAAATCGCAAAAACTGATTTGTATCAAACGCAAAGGCAGCGCAATTCTCTCGAGGATTCAATTAAATTACTGGATCGCCTTGAGCAAAGAGGTAGAAAAGTTGGAAGGGGCGGCTCTCAAATTTACGCGCAAACAACCCTTGCGGAAAGGATGCAACTTGAGGGAGCTGGCCTTGACTTGCAAGGCAAGACAGACATTGACATTAATCAACTACGACAACAAATTGGCCCATTGCGCAATGAGCTAAAAAATCTAGAACAGCGCCAAAAAATTGGAGTGGAATTGGCTGACCGGCAAAGAAAAAGAATTGGAATTAATGAACCAACGCCAGCAGCGACGACCGAAGTGGAAACACAAGACGAAAAGGGCTTAAAGAAAGCCCAGCAAGATGCTGAGCAATTAGCCAAGCAGGAACAGCAGCGTCGTATTGAGCTTGCAAGTTTTGCTAACGATATGCAAAAGATTGAGTTTGACCGCGACATACAGTTAAGTGACGCGGCTTTTGAACACAAGAAAAGCCTTATTGATACACTCAATGAATACGAGCTTTCTGGCCTAAATGATATACAGGCTCGCCAAGTTAAATTCGCTCAAGACCTTAAAAAAATTCAACTGAATGCAGTTGATGCTGTTAGGAAGGCATTGCAAAAATCTCAAGAAGCGCAATTGAACATAGTTGCCGCACAACGCACTGCGCAAGCTGCTGGAGGAGGAGGGGCTCCCTCTGTGGCCGGATTCACTCCAGCAGAACTATCCACTGCGACAGCCGCAGCGAGCAAGTTTACAGGCATCGCCAATATGTGCTCGGAATCCGTAAAAGCTTTTTACAAGAGTTTGGGGATTTCGCTGCCCGGCGTGACGGCATGGGCAGATACGGTGCGCAATGCCGGTACAACAATGAGGGATTGGTCCAAATTGGCGCCTGGCGATATTGTTGCTACTGGCAGACCTGGGGACACTCCTCACGTTGGCGTTTATACTGGCGGGCAAAATGTATTCCACCAAAGCAGGAGCAGGGGATTGAAGGCTGGTAACTATCCAGACCTTGATTACTTCAAGCAGGGTGGATACTTTGTTCGTCCCAATGGCGGAATGAAGCAATCATCTGCTTCTTTCTCCATGGACACAAAGGTGCAGAAAGAAAGCTTTGATCTGCAAAAACAGCTCGCTCAATCCACGAATCAGATTGCCTTGCAAAGCTTGGAAATTGAAAGAGCCATTCAATTAGCAAAAGAACAAACAGCGGCGACTATTAAAACAAATATTGACAACATTTTTCCTGTTGAAAAACAGAAGCTTGATCTTCGCTTGCAGCAAATGCGGAATAGCTTGATTTTACAAGGCATGCCACAAGAGTATATTGACTACGAAGAACAGCGAGCATTGAAGACAGAAGAGGCCGCTGCAGCTTCGTCGAAGATGAAGAACGCGATTAACGAAGCAAAAGTAGAGCTAGGCAAATATAACGTCGAGGCGGCTAAAGGCATAGATTTAGCGCCAGAGCAAAAAGCTCGCATGAAGATCCTCGAGGATCAAATTGCAGCGAATGAAGAGGGGCTTAAGAAATTAACGGATGCTCAGCGACAATCAAACATTGCCGCGCTTGAAAGCGCCATTGCGACCATGAAGCAAGCCGATGCACTCAAGGCAATGGAAGAAGTGTCTGGGCGCATCAATGATGCCGTAGAAGGCGTCACTGGTACGTACAAGAGTATGTTTAAAGAGATTGCCATGGGCGGAGATTCAGTGGAAGCACTGAAGAAAGCTCAGCAAGCATTGGCGGATCAATTCCTGACGATGGTCTTTGACATGGCAATGAAGCCCGTGGAAGAATCCATGAAGAACACTCTTAGCAAGATGTTTGGCGTGCCCACTGAGAAAGAAAAGAGAGAAGAAAGCATTAAAAAAATGGAGGAGCAACTCACTCAGCTAAAGCTCATTGAAGCCAACACTGCCGTGACTGCCGGAAAAGCACCAGCATCTGGAGCCACTCCATCTACTGCTCCTGTCCCCGGTCAAACAACAGCGGCTGGGACCACTGGAGGATTCTTAACTGGCACTGCCGCGCTTAAAACCCTCCCCTTCAACGGTCAAACAAGCGGCATGCTTCAAACACTGCCCTTCAATGGAGAGAGCGGATTCTTATCTTCTATTGGAGTTGATAGCGAGGCACTGTCTACGTCAATCACAGACAGCGCCAATGCCTATTCTGAGCAGCTAAGCAAGGTGGACACTTCAGTGTTTGAAAGTGCAAATGCTCTTGGCACTGCTGGTACAGAGTTAGGGAAAGAAGGAGCTGCTGGCAAGAAGTGGCACGAAAGCCTCGGACAAGCAGTTGGCGGGCTCGGCATGGCCGCTGGCGCTGTCATGGGCATCGTGGCAGGCATCAATCAAATCAAAGAAGGGGGCACGTCTAACGTGCTTGGCGGTATTGGCATGATTGCTTCCATGGCCGGTAGTCTGCTTGGAAGTTTTGGAGGCTTGTTTGGCGGAGGGGCAGGAGCAAGCAGCATTGTTCAAGGCGTAGATATGCCAGTTTCTCAAATGCCGGCCGGCATGGCATTTGCAAATGGTGGCATTGCTTTTGGTGGATTCCGTGCCTTTGCCAATGGTGGCACAGTCAGCGGTCCAACTCTCGGTCTTGTAGGCGAAGGCAAATACAACGAAGCCGTTGTACCCCTTCCTGATGGTCGCTCCATCCCCGTGCAGCTCGGCGGACGCTCCGCTCGCGATCTTATGGGAGGCGGCGCTCCAGGCATGCCTCAGGCGCCTTCTCTCAGCATGCAGTTTGAAACAACTAAGATCAATGGCGTAGAATACGTTAGCCGCGAACAATTAGAGCAGGCAATGGCAGAAACTCGCCGTGCTTCCATCGCAGGTGGCGCTAAGCAAGGCATGTCAATGACTCTTGATAAGATTAAGCAAAGCCCCTCCACTCGTTCCCGTATCGGCATGCGCTAATGGCAGTCTTTCCTTCTATTCGCCCCACAGGGCGTTCTTATTCGCCAGGGCAATTCCCCACTAAAACTTATCGTGGACTTTCGGGGGCTACTGTCAAGCGAGTGTTTGGTAATCGCTCATTTGGTCATCTTATTGATTTGCAATTTGAGAATATTAGCGACGCGAATACAAAGGCTATTTTGGATCACTACTACGGACAGTTTGGGAACTATGCTCGCTTTACGCTTCCTGACGCCGTGTTTTCTGGCATGAGCACAACGCTGCAAGGCGTCGTACAGGCTCCCGCCAATATCCTCTGGGAATATGCTGAACCTCCGCAAGTGGAAAGTGTGTTCAATGGACGAAGCACTGTTACAGTGAGGCTAGTTGGCGAGCTGGATTATTCTGGCGCTTGATTATGATGCCTACAATTCGCGTGGCGCATTTCGCCTTCATTGAAACGGCAAATCAACGTAGCCATTACTATCAGAACTATTTCTTCGGTAAAGACTTTACGGCAGTGTCAATTCCCGGCACTGCTTCGCCAGTGTATCGCCATGCACCATTTGAGGCGAGGGGCTCCACTGCCGCGCTAGGAGGCGATAATCCTGCCCTTCAGCTTTTGTTCCCCCATACTGCTTTCGCCATTGCAATGGTTGAAGATGGAGAAGGGAATCGCCTTAGCAAGCTGCAGTTAAAAACCGTGTGGATGGCATCTAATGATATCTCTAACTATTCCAGCTATACAGTAGTAAACCAATACACTGAATACTATATTGGCGTTGGAGCCGCATTTAGTGATACCACCATTGAGCTTCGATTTAGGAGTGCCATGGATAGCGTGGGGGCGTCTTTCCCTGCGCAACAGCTTAATCGGCAAAATGTTGGCATTCTTCCGCTCAACGCAGATTTGCGCTTGCAATGATCAATGATTTAATCGGCCTTTCATATGAGCGACGAGCCCGTCCATCAGACGGGGAAGGCAAAAGCGATTGCTTTATGCTTGTTTGCGAAGTGAGAAGGAGGCTTGGCCTGCACGATTACGAGGACCATTTCAAATGGGCTTATGACGAATATGACAGTGGTAATTTGCCAATGAAAAGAGTGATTAGATGGTTGTTTGAAAATGGACAAAGGACCACTGCAAGAGAAGATGGAAACGTGGCAATTATTCTTCCACGGCCTGGCGGTGAAATAGCAGTGGGGGTGACCTATGATGGAGGGATAGTTACAGTTTCAAGAAACGGACGATCATATTGGTCATCGTCTTTTCCATCGTTGAAGCTGTTCAAAATGCTGCCTGATATTAAGCAATGAGACGCCTCCTTCCTTACGAACGCGCTCTAATTGATACGCTTGCTATCACAGAAGAAGAATATTTTCGTTTTATTGCTTACCAAGAGCAATACAAGGACATCAAAGACGGGACAATATTTGATGTGCGCAATGGCTTGGAAGTGGGAACTGTAGCTTTAATCCTTTCCATCGTCGGCACGTTAGCGCAGGTCGCATCAGCGTTGCTTGCGCCTAAGCCCCAAATTGATAGTCCAGATGCTCCTGGCAGTCGCCGAGAACGAAGGTTCAATCCTCGCTTTGGCTTTGATAGCGCTCAAGACTTGGCCCAATATGGAGCCCCGGTCAATCTTGTCTACACAGACGTTGACACCAACCCCAGCGGTGGCGTAAGGGCAGCCACTTCATTACTGTGGTCGGCTGTGCATAGCTATGGAGCAAGGCAGTATATGCAAATATTGGCCACTGTTGGCACCGCTGATATTGTAGAAATTGCTGCCGAACGCATTGCTTTTGGTCAAACTCCTGCTCGACAATTTGTCAATACTGGTAATTGGTTCTACTTCCGTTCTGGTGGTCCCATCACATTTAACAATCTTCTAAAGGGAGATTCGCAGGATCCAGCGAGATCTGGACGATCGCCAGTTGATACAGTTTACAGGCCATATATTGTCGCCCCAAATGCTTTTGACGGATTTAGTCAGTCATTTTCTCCGTCATCATTTGCATCTTTTGGCATTGAGAGTCCCATTCCCATTAATGTGGATGTGTATGAAAGGCGGGCAGATGGTAGCCCTGTTGATAGCGACAATAGAATTACTGTCACTCAAAGAGGCATCTATTGGCCTAACATTTACGGAACGTCAAGATTACCATTCCCCATTGGCCATCGAATTGTTTTAGAAATTGCAAAGAATGATGGCAAAGGAAATTTAGCGGAAAAACAAGCGGAAGAGGATCGTCTTGTGGCCGCTTCTTCTATGGACGTAGCGAGCATTTACAAGCTTGGCAGCGCGAAGTTCAAAGTGGTTGGAATTGATGGAGATGACGACCTAGATTCCAAGAGGCTGAATGTTACGCTGGAATGTTTTGACGACATTGGAGGAGTCAATGGTGGTTATGGACCGTGGGAAGATTATGCCACTGAGAGCGTAAGAGATCAAGAGCAAGAACTTAATAAATTATTGCCAGCGTTAAAAGCCAATCTCAAGGCGAAAGAGGATCAATTGGCGTTTAACATGCCAATTACAATTACCAATTTAACGGCATCGCAACAGAATGCTTACGCAGCATTTAACAGCAAAATTGATGAGATCGAAGACTTGGTTGACGACATTGCTTATATTGTTAGAACGCCATCCCAGATGGACGAATATGTACTAGAAAATAGAAATTTATTTCCAGGGGACATTATTAAGCTTGCAGATGATATAAATGTGCTTGAAAATGATATGGAAAATGAGCGAGAGGAGATTGTAGAGGAGCGCAAAAAGAATAATCCTGATGGCGCGGAAATTGCAAGAAGAAGGGCAAAAATTGCAAATATAAAAGTTACCGTTAGGAACCTCAGGAAAAAGCTTGAATTTTACATTCGGGATAGAAACTTTGCGGATCAAAAATTATTCAACTATTTATCAAACATTGAGACTGTTGTTAACGATGTACAGCGGCAGTTTTCAAAGATAGAAGGTTATCAAGTTGTAAACAATACAGATTTCTCTGACCTGATAGATGCACGGAGGAGGTCTGGCACGCTAAACGCAGTGCAAGAAAGGCGCATTCTTAAAAGGGTTAGAAACAGGATGCGTCAGATTGAGAGCAGAATTGCCGGCCTCATTCAAATTGACTATCCCGCAATGGACAGGAGGAATCAGGGTCTCGCTAACGAAATTTCTTCCATTCAACGCCAAATTGCTGCGATTGAAGTTGAGCTAGCAAGCCCGGAGTCCCTTAATGACTATCTCGCTACTAAGTGCTTGGTAAAAATTTCCCAGGCATCGTATGAGACGATTTCTGCTTGCAAAGTGGTTAATTTTGCAATCAAAGGCAAGGCATTTATGCGCGTACAAGGGCGGCAAAAAACATATGGAGAAGTGAACGTAGATGGCTACCGCAATTCTGATAATGGCCTGAAATTTAGAAGCGCGTTTTTCTTGATGTTTGCGAAAGAAGCAAGCGCTCCTGATTCGGACTGGAGACTAGTGCCTCGCGTGTTTGTCCTGCGTAGGGCTGCCGACAATGAATTCTTTTTCCCTGTCTATTTTGATGCCCCGGATAACACAAAGCGTTGGGCTTTCAGGTTTGAGCCTGTGTTTGACGTGCCATCAGAAGCGCTTAAATATGGAGCACTGAGATTTGCCTATTTAAATGCAGGGCAAAATTTAAGCGCCCCTAATAGCATTGATATTCCTGGCTTGCCAGGGGCGAAGGTGTTGTACTTTGGGACGGATAGGGCTCCAAGCAGGAATAATCTTCCGCCTAAAAACAAGAGTCCTTTCGCTCTCGATGAATGGGCTCTATATTCTCCCTCCATGGTATTAAAGGCCAGCGGGGATAGAGATCGCATTGCCGCTTGCTCTTCTGATTGCAACATTCAGTTTTCTTTTGATGCTGGCCCAGAGTTTGAAATTACAGCAGTAACAGAGCAGCAAAACGATCCAAACTATGCAGCGAATTATCCAGGTATTTATGCTGGCATGTCGCTTGCTGGTTTTAATTCTTTCAGTGGCAAGGAGATCCGAAACCTTAAGTCTTTAAGTGTGTTTGTAACGAAAGGCAAGAGGCTTAGGCGAATTGCTGGGCCAGACGCTAACGGGCAATCTTCCTATCCTGCCAATCCAGATGGGCAAAGCAATTATGCTCCCGATATTTTTCTTGACACCGTACTTGATAAGCAAAATGGCATTGGTCAATTTGCGGATCCAGCGGGTATTGACATTGATCAACTTGGCATAAGCAAAAGAATGTGTAGGACGATGGGATATTTTATGGATGGAGTGATTGCGGATGCTCGTGCATGGCGTGAGTTTTGGGCTGAGATTGCGCCTTATAGCATGCTGGAATTTGCCCGCATTGGCGGACGGGACACATTGATTCCAGCGTTGCCAGTTGATGCCACTGGCAGAATTTATAGGCAAATCACTATCAGCGCATTGTTCAACCAGGGAAACATTCTGGAAGATAGCTACAAAGAAGAATTTCTTGATTATGGCGACTCAACTCAAGATGTCATTGCAACGATTATTTACAGGGCTCCCGAGCGCGATGGTGTGTTTCCGCAGAATACAAGCTTGACTATTAAGCTTGCTGATGCAAGCGAAAACGATGCAAGGCGAGTGAGCTTTGATTTGTCTCAATTCGTGACTTCTCGCACTCAAGCATTGCATTATGGGATGATGATGTGCATGCAAAGGCGATATGTTCGCAGGGCTGTGGAATTCAAGACATTCCCCACTGAGGCGCCAGTAAAGCCTGGTTCGTACATCTACGTGCAGTCTGATGAAAACCGATGGGACAATATTAAAAGTGGGGTGGTAGAACAAGGAGGAACGCTGAATCTCCCATTGTCAGAAGAGCCAATTAACGGTACGTTTAGCGTGCTCATCTACGATGGGGCAGATGAAGTGAAGAGTTTTCCTTCTGTAAGTGTGTCTAACAGCGTGGTGACAAGCCTTGCGGCCTACGAGGGCTGGTTGTTTGTTCTCGGCACTCAATTAACAAGCAAGAGAGTATTTAAGGTGGTAGAGGTGGAAATGGACGAGCAAGGAGAAGTGACCATTCGGGCCAACGAACATCCATGCGTGGAAGAAGGCGGCGTCACTCGCTCCTTGATAGCACGGCAAAGTGAAGACTTGTTCACCATTGATGGATGATACAAATTAGAATCTTGCTATCATAAACAAAAAGCTTTAAGACAATGCCCTTCTATACTGGTCGCACTGGCAAGCTGCGTCTCGGCGGCAGCGAAGTGTCGAAGGTTCGTAATTGGACGCTTGATACTTCCGTCAACATGCTGGACACTACAGCACTGGGAGACACTGCCAACACTTTCACTCCTGGCCTGTTTAGCGCCACTGGTAGTGCTACGTTGTCTTATTACAACGGCGACGCAACTGACGTGACCAATCTTCTTGAGAAGATCACTAAAACTGGCGCCGTCACTGAAAGCGACCGCGTCAACCTCACTTTTGAAGTGGGGACAAGCCAGACATTTAATGCTGATGCTTACATTAACAGTGCAAGCATCACTTCCTCCACTGACGAGCTGACCACTGTTTCGTTTAATTTCACGATTGATGGTCCCCTTGATGCAGTGGTTCTTTCTGGTACCACTTGATAGAAAGCTTAATTTATAATCTGCATTGTTCGTACAATGGAAGAATAGTCGCTGAAGCGAGATGACGTTTTTTGTTGGCCATACAGGCGCTATCAAGCTTCAGCGAGGAGGTGAAAACACTTTCACAACTACTGTCTCGCCTAGTGATGTAAACACTGCGTTGAATCGCTTTAGCTTTGAAGGAAGCGATGACAATTTAATCACTGGTGATCTCCTGGAAATCTCGACGGAGGATCCTAGAGGTCTTTTATTTATCCCTCCAGCATTTTGGAGCATTCCTGGTCCAGATGTTGACGGCTATAGCGAGGTGGTCTGGTCTTCAGGAAGTACGGTTGCGCTTTCTGGATGGCTGGACGATGAAATTAGCACAAGCAATGATCTCCCTCCAGAAGGTTACGATGAATTTAGGCTAAGCGACTATATTACAGCGGACAATATCAGAGCCTATGCAAATGTAAACAGAGTGGGTGGCATTCGCCTGTTTGAAGACTTTGGCGATGCAGTGAATAATGAAAGAGCCAATGAATATGCTTTGGCTAATTTTTACGGAGAACCGATTGAAATTACAGTGGGCGTAAGGGACACTAGGTACAACACACTTGGCTCCGTCACGTCATTTGAAATCAATACTGACAGGGCCGCCATGGAGACGACGAGTCTCTCTGATAAGTTCAAGCAGCAGTATTCGGCTGGTCTATTAAGTGGCAATGGCAGCATTGAATGCTTGTTTAGTTATGAAACAGTGGCGGATCAAGACGTGCCATTATTCTTGCTGCAAGTGATTAATCGACTTGACGTTGGAAGTAGCTTTAAGGCTCTGCTTTCATTGTCTTCTGTTAAGCAATCGGCTACGTTTAGAGAGGAAGTTTACTATGACATTGAAGCAGTTGTAACAAGAGCGGGGGTGACCGTCACGTCTGATGCACTAGTTGCTTGTTCTGTTGATTTCGTGACCACTGGAGAATTTAAAATCAGAGTAGGCATTCCTCCTGAATATATTCTCAAGGAAGACAACGATGCCATTTATCTTGAGCAAGGCCTTGATTATCTGCTGAAGGAAATCACTGACTAATCACAATGGAGAAGGGACGGCGATAATAGCTATTATCGAGAGAGACTAGACTGTATTTAGCCCTGCCTTTTTGAGAGATGGCCGATCAAAGAATTACGGAACTCGTCGAACTTTCTCAGGGAGGCGTAGCTTCAAATGACGTGCTGCCTATTGCAGACGTTAGTGCCAGTCAGACCAAGAAGGTGCAAGTGAAGAGCCTGATTCAAGCAGGTTTTAACATTGCTGACGCATCGACATTAGACATTTCAAAAATTAATCAAGCGAGTGCCGCAAAACTCACTGGCACTTCCATTGCCACCAATACTCTCACTTACGACAAGATTCAGCAAGTAAGTGCTAACAAGCTCCTTGGGCGCAGTGCTTCTACTGGCAATGTAGAAGAGATTGATTGCACTGTTTATATTCGCACGCTTCTTGACGACGCAAATGCCGCTGCTGCTCGCTCAACGCTTGAGCTAGGCGTGGTTGCAACTGGCAACACGATCAACACTTCTCTGCTTGAAGACTTAAGCGTTACCACTGGCAAGATTAACGATTTGGCTGTAACGGCTGGCAAGCTTGCTAGCGACGCAGTGGAAACGGCCAAAATCCTTGATGGCGCTGTTACTTCCGCCAAAATTCAAACTAGTGGCATTACGGGCACAAATGTAAGTACTGGCGCCATTGATACCGTGCATTTGGCTGCTAGTGGCGTAACACTGGCAAAGATGGCTGCTAGTTCCGTGGGAACCACGCAGCTTGTCAATAGTGGTATCACGCAAGCAAAGCTGGCTGCTGATAGTGTTGCAACCATCAATATTCTTGATTCTGTGGTAACTCTTGCCAAGATGGCAAGCGGCAGCGTCAATACTGCACAGCTTGTTGACAGCGGAATTACCACTACAAAGCTTGCATCTGGTGCTGTCACAATTAGCAAGCTTGGCCTTTCTTCTGGAGAGCTTTCTGGCGCGGTTATCACTGCCAGTTCCATCCCTTCTGGAAGCTATGCAAGTGGTTCTATTCCCACTGCTGCCATTGAAGACAATGCCGTTACGTTTGCCAAGATCCAGCAAGTGGCAAGTGGCGTGCTTCTTGGTCGAGCTTCCGCTGGTAGCGGCAACGTAGAAAGCATTACGCTCACCGAAGCCGGTAGAGCGCTTCTTGATGATGCAGATGCTGCTGCTCAGCGCACAACGCTTGGCCTTGACACCATGGCAGTCCAAGCAGCTTCTGGCGTGGCAATCACTGGCGGCACAGCCGTGCTCAGTAGTGGCACCATTTCTTATGCAACGATCAATGGGGGTGTCATCAGCGGCATCACTGATCTCGCGGTTGCAGATGGCGGTACAGGCTCTTCTACTGCTTCTGGCGCTCGCACCAATCTTGGCTTGGTCATTGGCACTGACGTGCAGGCTTATGATGCTGCCCTGGCTTCAATTGCAGGACTTACCACTGCATCTGGTCAGCTCATTTATACCACTGCTTCTGACACTTACGCCACTAGTGCGATCACTGCTGCTGGTCGTGCCATTCTTGATGATGCAGATGCAAGCGCACAACGTACAACGCTTGGCCTTGGTTCGCTAGCCGTAAAAAATACAGTTGGAAGTGGCGACTATGATTCGTCTTCCATTGTCACTGCCAATATTGCCGACAGTGCAATTACCACTGCGAAGCTTGCCGATAGTGGCGTAACTACTGTCAAAATTGTCGATGCAAATATTACAGCAGCTAAGCTTGCTAGCGATTCTGTCACTACAGCCAAGATTGTTGACAGTGGCGTTACTACTGCCAAGATTGCTGATGGAGCCGTTTCTTACGCCAAAATTCAAACCACGACAACTAGCGATGTCATCCTTGGTCGATCTTCTGCCAGTGGTGGCACTGTAGAAGAAATTCCTTGCACCTCTGCAGCACGTTCCATCCTTGATGATGCCAGCGTTGCAGACATTAGAGAAACACTTGGACTCGGCACATTGGCCGTTCAGGATGGTACTTTCTCGGGCACTTCCACTGGCACCAACACTGGTGACCAAACAATCACTCTTTCTGGGGATGTAACGGGCACTGGCACTGGAGCATTTGCTGCAACCATTGCTAATTCTGCAGTCACTTCAACGAAGATTGATGATGCCGCTGTCATCACTGCCAAGATTGATAATGGCGCTGTTACTGGCGTAAAAATGGCAGACAATTCTGCTGCCATTGTCGCTGGTTCCACTCCAGTGGGTAGTGGCAGTTTTATTGGTCAGCAATGGCTCAATACTGGCACTGGTTATGAATATACATGGAACGGAAGCACTTGGCAACGTCAATCTGGCCTTGCCACCGCTGTCGTTTCTGGAGACACTGTTTATAGCTTCACCACTGTATATCCAGATGAATTTAGTGCTTCCATTGTTCCTTCTTTAAACACGCAAGTTGCAACGCGCTTCTTTGCTGGTCCGGCAAGTGGTAATGCTGACGCTGCTCCTACTTTCAGGGCCATCGCCGCCAGTGATCTCCCTCAGGCAACCACTGCTGCCCTGGGTGTGGCGCAAGCTGGCACTGGTTTAGTTACTGCCAGCGGCATCTTTAACCATGCGAATAGCGTGGCATCTGGCACTTATTACAAGGTGACCGTCGACACGGAAGGGCACGTTAGCGCAGGAAATACGAGCTTAATTGCGGACGACATTCCAGAATTGCCTGCAAGCAAAATTACCACTGGTACGTTTGGTAGTGGTTTAATTGCCGACGATTCCATCCTTGCATCAAAACTTGCTAATTATTCAGTGAGTCAGTTTGGCGAAGCTCCGCCAGTTGCTGATTTTATTGGACAATTCTTCTTCAATCCATTGGAGAAAGATCTCTATCTATGGGATGGTAACGTTTGGAACCCAGTTGGTATTAGTGTTGGCGAGATTATCTTTGGCGGCACTTACAATGCAAGCGGCAATACCATTGCTAGCACCAGTGCAGATGGTGCAGCAGTTGGTTTAAGCGTAGGACAACCGCTTCCCACTCCATCGGCCACTTTTAATCGTTATTACGTGGTGGTCTCCAGTGGCGGCACTGGCACTTCACCAGCCCCTGCTACTACTTTGCAGCCGCCGGATATTCTGCTTTGCAACGGCACTGCCTGGACGGAAGTGGACGTTAGTTCCACCTACCTTTCTCAAACTGCCGCGCAAGTGTCGTTCTCACCTGCCGCAAGCATTGCTGCAGGAAATGTGCAAGCAGCAATTGAGGAAGTTAGCACTGAATGCAGGAATGTAAACAATGTGGCGAGTGGCATCCTTGCCACTGGTTATGGCGGTACCAGCTTCAATGCTTATACCAAAGGCGATCTTCTTGTTGGCAGTGGCACCACGCTACTGAAGCAGGCAGTTGGTACCAATGGACAAGTGCTGACGGCTGATTCGGCACTTGGCACTGGTGTGAGGTGGGCGACGCCTGCAAGTGGCACTGTTCTGTCAGTAAGTGTGAACGCTCCTCTCACTGTTGTTAGTGGTTCTACTACGCCAGTTATTTCCA